TTCTTTCCATCCGTTGAAGAAAAAAGAAACTACCTTGCGATTACGGGACATAACAAAAAACAATTTCGGAAAGCAATATTGCGTTTGAAAAAGTGATTCGATGAACAAGGTTTTTTTAATTTGCTTTTTTATTTTTATTATTTCCCTTTGTTTATATGTAGGTTATTGGTTGGGTTTTAATGAAAACCTTTTCTCAACAACAAAAATGGCTATTTTTAATTGGTGCGCCGACACGAACAACTTTCGTGTTTGCGTGAATGAGTGCAATTACTATGACCAGCAATGCCTAATTCGTGATTCTAATTCCCAAAAAATGGTTTAATCTCATTTCCCAAGTATTCTAATAATTTTTTCATCGCTGTCATCATAATGAATGAATCTTGTTTTGAATCCAAATTTTGCAAAAAACCTTCTTCGCTTTGGAACATAATCTTCATCGTGCCAATAATCGTCATAGGCTTCTGCAAACGCTTTCTGCCCGTTTGTATTTATAAAATCTGGGAGTTTCCCGAAAAAGCTGCCTTCTCTGCCATCGCCAATGTATTTCCAAGGAAGATTATTTTGCTTAATCAGTTTTATAATACGTTTTTCGAATTTGCTCGGTTTAAATCCTTTCATAATCATTTTAATACAACGTTGTCTCGATTGTTCTCTCATTTCTGGGGTTTGTGCTTTACTTATTTTTTGTTTTGTTTTTTGTGAACGATGTTTTCCTAACCAAAATCTTGCATTATTTTTACTCATTTTTTTTCTTGTTTTTTTCAATGGATGTTTTCCTTTGCTGTTCATTCCAATTTTTTTCTTATTTTCTTCGGTATGATGCCCCCATTTATTCTCTTTGCCCCATAAAGGATGATTTTTACCCATATTTTTTCCTTTTCGTGCCAAACCCATCTTTTTTCTAATTTTTTTAGAAAATTGTTTACCATAATTGTGATTATTTATTCCTAATGTTGCCTCTTTTATTTTTTCTTTTGTTTCTTTGGGTAAATGTTTTCCTAACCAAATTTTAGCACTATTTTTGCTCATTTTTTTTCTTGTTTCTTTTGATGGATGTTTGCCCCATAATGGATGTTTGTTTCCTGCAAATAATCCAATATGTGCTTTACTTATTTTTTGTTTACGTTCTTCAGAAAAAGGTCTTCCTTTAAGTGATTTGCTTATTTTTCTTCTTGTTTTTTTAGACAAGTGTGTTCCCCACATTGGGTGATTTTTGCCTGCTTGTATCCCTATGTGTGCCAAACTCATTTTTATTCGTGCTTCTTTAGAATGATAACTGCCCAATTTCATATCAAATCGCCTATTTTACTTTTTTAACTTCGATATAATCTCCTTTTTTAATAATTGAAGTAATTGGGATAGTTATTAAAAGTTGCCCTCGTTGATTTTGCCAAACTTTTCGTATTATTCTCATAATATTAATTAATATTAGTAATCATTTATAAACATATTGTTTATTTTTAGATGGCAAATTGAACCAACCAAAATTTTTATATATAAGGTTGTATATATAATAGTGCAAACATCAAAGTGAAATTGGGGCTGATTCAGTGCATAAATCTTGTTTAGCAATAGGGTTAATTTTAATTGTCCTTACTTTACCAATTTTTGCAGCAACAGTTATGCGTGATTTCAATAATAGCACATCTATTTTAACTGGAGGCGACTTGGCAGTAAAACTCATAGTGGATGTCAATAATTCAGAAAATTATTACGCAATCGAAGAAACCCCGCCGAGCAATTGGATTGTGAAAGACACTGGCACAGGTTCTTTGGGCATTGACAAGCGCATCAGGTGGGCTGTTATAGATAATGCCATTGACATCAATTACAATTATATTTTGAAAGCCCCAACAAGAGGGGAAATAGCCACATTTTATGGAGAATATATGGCTGAAGGAATGCCATTATCAAAAGAAATTGAAGGGCAAAAATATGTAATCGTAAATGAATCTGTTGTGCTGGAAGATTCACAGGCAAAACTAACTGTAACCCCACACACAGCGTATTCACCAGTCGGCAAATATAAACAAATGTTTGAAGTATGCAATAAAACTGGAACTGACACTACTATTTTTGGCGCATTCGTTTTCAATTTTGATTTGAATAGTGGTAGTGTGCGTTATTGGAGAAAACCTGTTTTTAGTTGGGTAAGCCATCAATTTGTTTGCGATTATAATTTTGTCTATAAATTAAATCTTTATCCAACCGACCAAAATCCGCATTGGGCAAAATGCTACCACAATGTTACCGATGTTAATGGTTATGATGAAAACACAGTGTATTTTGAAGGAAAATTCAAAACAGGGAATTTGCCGTCAAAGACAATTAATTATGATGTGAATGAATTAGTTTCAGGGAATAACTGGTTTGATGTTACACAAAAATTCACAGAAGATAAATTTACGCATAACGGAAAACAAGTATATCCATATCTTGATGGGCTGTTGGTAAAAGCAAATAGTTGTGAAAAATGGGAAATAAATTATGTGCCAAGCATAAATGATAACACAAAGAAGTGGGAAGCATGGCTGTGGGCTGGTGGCAGTTGGAATTGCATTTTAACCGACACCTGCACAAAAACATTGAAACTCGACCCTTGGTGGGGCACAAGCGGGTGGAGCTATCGAAAGAAAATAACTCTTGCAACTTCAAATTACCTTTCAGGAAATATAACGAATGACCATGTGATTTATGTAAAACAAACAGCAGCAGACACCGATTTTTGGAATCATGTGCAATCAGATGGCAGAGATGTTCGCTTTGCAGCAGCAGACGGTTCAACAGAATTAAAATTTTATTTTCAAAGATTCGATAACGCAAATGATTTGATGGATGCTTGGGTGAAAGTAACTGATATATTCACTTCAGATTCAAATATTGATATTTATATGTATTACGGCAATGCTGGCGCATCAGATGCACAGGATGCTGCAAACACTCTTACAAATTATTTGGCGGTTTACCATAGTGATGAAGGAACAGGAACAGCAGTAAACGACAAGAAAGGAGCTTACAATGCAACAGCAAGCAACAGCGCAATCTGGGACACTACAACGCAAAAAATTGGGGCGGCAGGATTGAACCCAGCAACTGCGTACTATGCGTATCAAGATACGCTGCTGGACACACCACCAGCAAATCTTTCAATCGGATTTTGGTTCAACCCAACAGGTGCAACAAGCAATTACATACTAGACAAATGGAACACAAGCGGGGAAACAGATTACCTGCAAATCACAACTGCCGCAAGCAACACAAAAATTCATGTTGATGCAAAAGGCGGTGGCATTACAAGCAGCCTTACTACAACAACAACGATGTCAAGCGGCACATGGTACCATGGGATTTTAGCATGGAGCACATCGCTCGGCTTAAATTTATATTTAAACGGGGCGTGGGAGGCAGGAAATGCAGCTGCAACTTCTTTGATGGGTGCAGTTTCATACTATGACTTCACCATTGGCGCATACCATACAGGCAATTATATTTGTGATGGCAAAATAGACGAAGTCAAAGTAATGAATGTTGGCATTGATACAAATGAGGCAATGTTGTTGTATCGTTCGGAAAATGGTGATTTGCAAACTTATGGCGTAGAAGAAGGCGGGAATACTACTCCCTATATGGCAAGCATAGATTTGAATGCAACTTACGCAAAACAAAATGACGATATTAAAGTTACGGCAAGCGGGGCGGGAGACGCAGACAGCGATAATATAACTTTGCTTTGCGGAACATCACCAAACCCGTCAATCGACACAAATAATTTTTGCACTGATTTTGGAAACGCAAGCCCATATTCCGATGTTAGCTGCGTTGGAAAAGGAGCAAGCGGAGACGGAACAAAAACAATTTATTGCAGAATGTGGGATGGGATTGCTTATAGCATTGACCAAAACACTGATACTTATACTGCCGACAATACTGCCCCTGTTGTAAGCAGCGTTGTAATGAATTACAGCAATGCGCTTGAAGGAATAGATTACGATTTAAATATGACAATAACGGAATCTGGCAGTGGATTGGCAACAACAACTTACAAATGCTGGAGTTTAAATTCAAGCGAAGAAAGCTGCACAAGCGCAAGCTGGGATTGCAAGACGGGAAATTTAATTGATAATGGAAGCAATAATTACGGGGCTGGAATAACAGGAAGCATAAAAGACACCAATGAAACATGGACTTGCAAAGCATATGCGACAGACAATGTAGGATTACAAGGAACGGGAACAGATACAGAAACAATGAATGAAACAACGGGAATTACAATTGACAGTTCATCAATAATTTATGGTGGAGTTAAAGGAAGCACTTGCAATGCTGCAACAACAGACCAAACAAACCCATACGTTCTTATAACACACAATGGAAATATTGATTTGAATATTCTGAATTTATGCGGAGATTTAAATTATTTATCTTACACACTTCCAAAAATAAACCACAAATGGTATTTATCCAATAATTGCGGAAGCGCAACAAGCTGCACTGGCGAAAATCAAGAATTAAATTCGCTTTGGGGCAAAGGCACATATCCAACGGCAGCAACAATGAATGAATATTATTGGCTTGATATTCCAGTGGCACAGCAAATCGGGAATTATACTGGAACAATCACAATCGGGGCAACAAAAAGCGGGGAGTAACTAAAATGAGAATTTTTTTTTTATTGGTGGTTGTAATGGGGCTGATTCCAACAATTTTTGCAACAGACCTTTCTGTTTCATTTGAATTAGGCAGCCCCCAATCACTTTCAGTATCGGCGACAGTTTCTATTGCGCCAGTTGATATTGAAGAAATACAATTATGTGATGGAACTTGCGAATACACAAAAAGCATTGACCCAGCAACAGAATTTACAATAAAAGTTACAATGCAGGATGATGAGGACTTAAATACTTTTGATGCCTATTTTTATCAAACAAGCGATACAAACGAATGCAGCGAAGATTGGGACTGCATTAAAAAACTTGCTGTAACAAGCGCAAATGCCAACGGGTGCGAAGTTGCCGATAATATTTATTGCCTAACGATTGGAGAAAGTGATTGGACAACCAAATTTATTGCTGGCAGTGCGGATATTTGGGTAAGGGCAATCGGCTTGACAATCGGGGATGATTTTAATGAAAGCATCGGAATATTGACAATCAATAATGCAACAGCAATCACATTAGATAGTGCAACAGCAACTTATTCTGTTGCGCCAAATAGCGCACAAAATGCAATATTAACAGACCAAGCCAACCCCTACATTAAAATTACTCATAATGGAAATATAAATTTAGATTTGAATATAATCGGGGATGATTTTTCTTATAACGGCAATACAATAGACAAAGCAAATCAAAAATTTAATACAGCAAATAATTATGCAGAAGCGACAGCAATAAATGGATTGGCACAAATATTTTTATCAGACTGGACAAAAGGAATTTATCCAACATTATCCACACAAAATGTTTGGCTATGGCTCAATTGTCCAGCAAATCAACCAGCAGGAAATTATACTTCAGCTTTAGCAATTGGGGCGGAGGCATCATAATGAATATAATGACAGGAATGGCAATTGGGGCAATAGGCGGGTTCATACTTATCAATTTTATGAATTTGGTAAGAAAATTCAAAATAGCCAAAGGGGGTGATACAAAAATGAGAAAAAGTATTTTGGCTTTGCTTTTTACAATGGCTTTAATGGCAGGCTCGGCATTCGCAGCACCAGTTAGCATTACCGCAACAGTTGGAAACGAAAATCCGACAGTTGGGGACATTCAGTTATGCAATGGAACTTGCGGATACGACAAAAGTTTTGACCCACCATCACAGTTCACAGTGCAGGTTACAATCAGCGACCCAAACGGGCAAAGCGACCTCGATTTAACGGCATTGAAATTGGAATGGTATGTAACAGCAGATAGCAATGGCGGAACACCTGATTGGGATGCAAAAGCTCTTACTCCTCCGACAACAGGAACAAGAGACGGATGTATACAATCAGGAACGACATATTGTTTGCAGGTTGATACTACCGATTGGACAGAGAAATTCCTTTCAGGTGCAGTAGATGTCTATGTCTATGTAGAAGACCAAAGTGCAGCAATGGACAGTAATGAAGCGGTTGCTATATTCACAGTAAATAACAGTTTTGGAACAGTGCAGGATACAACAAGCGGAACATACACTGGAGCACCAGATACACCTAACAACGCATTCAGCAGCACACAAACAGCAAACGCATACATCATTTCAACGCACAATGGAAACGTGAACATCGAAGTAACAGCAGCACAGACAGACCTGACATATCTGACGAATACAATCGGCGATGGCAATATGTCATGGTATCTGACAAATGATGCAGTAAGCAGCACACCATTCACTGGCGGAGAAGACAAAGTAGAGACGGTTTGGAGCAGAGGAACAGACCCAACAAGCGCAGCATCTAATCTATGGATGTGGATTGACATTCCAGCAGGGCAAGTAGCAGGAGCATACACTGGAACATTGACATACGGCAGTTCAGCATCATAAGCCGTAAGGATGGGGATGTCTCTTATAGAGAGGCATTATTTTTTAATAATGCCTTTTCTATAAGAACAAAAGTTAATTTTTGGAGGGAAGAGAATGAATAAAAGGAAGATAGAGAGAGTTTTGCTATTGTTTTTGATAGCGGTAAGCATGGCTGGGTTTGCAAATGCAATTGTTTGCATCACAATGTCAAACGGAAACGAATGGAAAGATGCGAAAATAAAATTAAGCGAACCAGCATTTTTTAGTTTCAGAGCCTATAATTCAAGCGCAGACGGAAGAGTGTGCGACACAAGCAATTATGAAATAAATATTGAATTAATTGATTCAGACAAAAAATTGGAAGATGTTTTCGATTGGACAGTGGACACGCCAGCATTTGAACTTGAAAATAAAGAAAATCAAAGAGTTTTGCTGACATTAATTCCGAAAGAATTGGGGTTTTATACAATCAAAGTAACGGCAAAATTAATGCCGAAAGGCGAAGGAGGGACACAATTAATTTACACAACATCGGCAAAAATAAATGCGTCAATCAGCCTTGAAGGAGATGAAAGCTATAATGAAATTCCTTTCTGGAAAATAAGAAAGGACTGCCCAAACGGATTGGTTGTAAAAGAAGGGGAAGAATGCCCAAGACTATGCAAAGACGGGACAAAAATCCTTGAAAGCAAAGGCGAGAAATGCAAGGAAGACCAAATAGATTTCTTTGCATCACTGGGATTTAAAGGAGAAACGATATTCTGGGGCGGAATCGGGGGAATACTTGCAACAATTGCAATTCTGGGAATTGTTGCTTACAGAAGAAAACAGGCATATGCAACAAACGAGGCATACGATGCAGAAAATAATTAAATTAATGGCAATCTGCCTTTTTTTTCTGGCTTTGAGCAGCGCAAGCTATGGTCTTTACAATGATATTGGAAATGACAGTTGCTTCACAATTTATTCGACAAATAAAGATTATTATTGCCCAGAAAGCATTTGCGATATTGAATTGTATTTCGTGAATGATTGCGGGGCTGCCATAGTTGATGCGGATTTGGGCGTATTTTTAAAAAATGAATTAATCAGCAAAATCCAGCCACAAAAAGTTTACAGATGGAATACTGGAACAAGCAGTTGGGTTGATATAACAGCAGCATTAGTTCAAAGCACAGATGCACAAATGATTCCAGTCGGAAAAACAGGATTCACTTTATTGAGAGGCTGGAAAGATGTAACAATACCGCAAGGAACAATTAGATTAAGAATTTTATTCAAAGCACTTGAACCAATAGACGGGGAATTTATTATTGCAGGAAGAAGCAGAAATAATGTAATATACATAAGCAGGCTCGACCCGATTTTTAGAAGTGCTTTTTACTCTTTCGATATTCCTGCCGATTATACAACTTTCAATACGACAATAACTGGCGGATATTGCACATTAGCAACAAATAAATTGCAAGGTTATTGCGATACAAATAATTTAAATCCAAGCCCAAATGTGATTCAATGGATAAATTTAAAAACAATTGATTATAACAATTCGACAATTGTGAAATCACGAAACCATGATGATACATGGGAAAATTTCCAAACAATATATACAACAAATTTTGTAAGAATTGATATAAATGCTGGATTGTTTAATAATTACGATGTGAATTTTTTCACAAGAGATGTTACGCCTGCGACAGGAGATAATTTATTGGTTTATTTGTGCCCTGACAGTTATGTTTCTGGCAATCCAGCCACAAATTGCAATCTTATAAGAACATATCTTCCAGCACAAATTTCAGCAACTTGGGCATGGTATAATTTTAGTCTCAATAAAGATGGAAATGTAAATGATAACAATTCATTGAAATTTGTGGTTTCTTGCCCTGCCTGTGCAGATGCAGCACATTGTTATCAAATTGGAGTTGATACTAATGGGAGTTCAAGTTATATATCTGCTAATAGTGGAACAAGTTGGACAGACACTGGAGCAGGCTATATGTTGGGTATAAAACACAGTGTGGCAACTGTTACATATCAATATTCGAATAATGATGGGGCAACATGGAAATATGTTTCAGGCAACAAATTATTATCTGATGCAAATGCAAGCACTAACATGATAAAAATAAGAAGTTGGATTAAAAGGTATAGCACAATTTATGATGCAAATGTTGATAGCATTGACATCAATTATACGAACAATTCACCGCCAAGCGTGCCAACACTGATTATAGAACCAGACACTAATTTCAATTGGGCGTTATTGCAATGGAATGCGAGCACAGACCCAGAAGGAGACCCAATACAATATACAATAAGAGTTGGCACAGCAAGCGGATTAAATGATATAGTTGATGCCAATTCATTAACAACAGATTACAATGCACTCGGCTTATCAATAGGAACATATTACTGGGGTGTAAAAGCCTGTGATGATGCAAATGGCTGGTTTGCATATAAAGCCAATTGCAGCAATTGGAGCACAGAAGATTCATTTGCAGTAACATCGCCAAATACTCCGCCAACACAACCCACATTAATTGATGAACCAGACGGGCAATACGAAGGTAGTGTTTTATTGCAATGGAATATAAGCACAGACTTGGAATCAGACCCAATCCATTATAATTTAAATCTTGGCACATATTCTGGCGGAAAAGATGTTGCAGATGTAAACATAACTGATTTGAATTATTTAACTGGATATTTAACGGCAGGCACATATTATTGGAAAGTAAAAGCGTGTGATGATGAAAATGCGTGCAGTGGATTTTCAACAGAAGACACATTCACAACAATAATAAATTATCCGCCAAGCATTCCTGTTTTAACACCGCAATTGGATAATGCCCAAACAACAAGGGATTTTGAATGGAGCACAAGCACAGACGGAGAAGGAAATATAATAAGATACCATATAAACATCGGAACTTGCAGTGGATGCAGCAATAAATTAGATGCCAACACTTTTGACACAAATTATAATGATGTAATTTTTAATGCAGGGCAAACATATTATTGGAGAGTGAGAGCCTGCGACAACAATCATGGAGATTGGGAGAATTGCAGCAATTGGTCAAGCGAAGATATTTTCAGCGTTTTAATAATAAACAATCCGCCAAGCATACCAATTTTAATTTTGCAATTAGACAATTCACAAATAATAAGAAACTTTGATTGGAATGCAAGCACAGATGGAGAAGGAGACACGATACGTTATCATATAAATATTGGAACAACTTATAGGGGAAACAATAAATTGGATGCAAATACATTCGATACAAACTATAATGATTTTAATTTAGGATTAATTGGGCATTATTATTGGAGTGTAAAAGCCTGCGACAATAATTATGGCACTTGGAAAAATTGTAGCAATTGGGCAACAGATAATTTCATTATTTTTGCAATCGGTGGACTTGTCATTTCCGCATTTGTTACAAATGTTGCCCCGCAAATCAAAGACTTTTTAATTTACCCGCAATTCTGGAATGGGGATGGAAATGTAATGCTGAATTACAGGTGTTATGACCCAAATGGGGTGGTCGATTTGGACAAAACATGGGCAAGAATCACAGGCGGAATCGGAAATGCGGATTTTAACATTGATTTCAATATGAATGCACAAGGCAAAGTAACAGAAAATATTGCGCCCTATTTTTCGCAAAGAGGCAATTACAAAATAATGGCATTCTGCCAAGATGACAACGCAAATATTTCAACAGACGACTGGCACAATTTTTATTACACAAGCGATTTCAATATTCTAATCGACAACGGGGCTGCGGATACAAACAGCCTGATGGTTGATTTATATTTGCAGGGAGATGCGGCATGGTGGATGGCTTTTAGCTGTGATGACAACCATTGGACAGACTGGATTATATATGACGACTTTTATCCAAATTGGGATTTGGCAAGCGGAAATTACGGATGTTCAGCGCATGGAGAAGGTATTTACACTGTTTATGCCTTATTTTTAGATGGTGCAGACGATATGTATGCAAATTACGACACAATCTATGTGAAAGGGCAGGCAGTCAGCCTTGCCCCCTACACAAATCCAGATGACCCGCCAACACTGACAAGTTATTTTGCATTAGCCCCGCCAGAAGTTGCATGGGGATTAGTGGCGGTTGTCGGATTAGTTTGTGTCGGCGGATTTTTTGCAATTAGAAGAAGGGGGGCTGTTCTATGAAAAAAATAATTTTGTTTTTAGGAATTTTGCTTTTCGCTTCAATGGCAAATGCCGATTTAATAGCCGATTATTCAATGCCAGACACAGTGCCACTGGATGATTACATTGCAATCGCTGGAACTTTCATCGATGATTTGAATATTTCGGCAAACGTGCAATGCGATTTTTATTTCAGCAAAGACGGAGTAGAATTATACAGGTTCACTTCACAAAACACAGATGAAAGGGGACACTTTTTCATAAGGGCAAAATTGCCATCAAGCATTTTCCAAATGAATGAAGATTACAATGCAACAACAGTCTGCGGAAATGCAGTTGCGACAAAACAAATTGAAATTTCACAAAGAAAAACGCCATATGGGGATATTGCGAGCTGGTGGCTGTGGATTACAAACCCAGAAACAATCTTTTTCCCAATCCTGATAGCCATTTTCGTGTTCCTTGTAGTTTTTGTTATTTACTTTATCCATAAGGCAATGAAACAAGGCAAGGTGAACTTCTAATGGCTTACGAAGAATTTTTCCAAGGATTCCAGCAATTGATTGACGGATTCCAAAATTTAGTCAATAATGGAATCTTGCCCCAGAGCACAGGAATCGGGCAGTTTTTCGGCTTATTGGGGGCGGCTGTTTTCATGGTCGTGGTTATTTTTATTATGTTGAAATATATAGCAAGCGGGAGAGGGGGAAGGCGATTTTGACGCAAGCAAAAATTTTTTATATAAGAAAGGATATATATAGTGTAATATTGGGGATGATTTGATGAGTTGGCAGAATGAACCAGCGAGGCATAGCTTAAGTGCGAGAGGGATGCGCAGTGGGAGAAAAATAGGTCGAACATATAAAGGAAAAAGACGATTTACTGATTCGAAAGAAAAACAAATAGTTAGCCAATATTTAAAAAAAGGTTTGAGCACTTGGGAATTAGGTAGAAAATATAATGCCTCGCATTGTTTAATTCAAAACATTTTAAAAAGGCAAAAAACATCAAAAAAACCTTCAGCATTTTTAAAAACCCATTCAATTATTCCGTTAAAATTGAAAAATAAAATTGTAAATGAATATAAAAAAGGCTCAAATAGTTGCGAATTGGGGCAAAAATATAATTTAAATCCACAGACTATCTTAAATTGGCTTAAAGAAAAAAACATCAATGTAAAATATGCGCATCAAAAATATCATAAAGTGAATGAAAAATTCTTTTCAAAAATTACATCAAAAAGTGCCTATGTTCTTGGGTTTTGGATGGCAGATGGATGTGCAATTAAGAAATGTTATCGTGTTCGTTTTGACCAAAATGAATTAGAACCAATTGAAAAAATTAAAAATATCCTTGGTTCAACGCATTATATAACAAAATATAAACGCCCAGATGCCAATATAGAATATTCGACCACAATAAACAGTAAACAAATGTATTCTGATTTGCAAAAGATATGCCCGTTTGATATTACCAAAAAAACAATTCGTTCAGCCTATCCAAACATTTCAGAAGAAGCCGATAATCATTTTATTCGAGGTTTATTTGATGGCGATGGTTGCATATATTTCAAAAAAAGAAATGGAAAAAACAGAGCCACATTCAAACTTACTGGTTCAAAAAAATTACTTAAAAAAGTTCAAGAAAAATTATCAAAAATTAAAGGCGTAAAAAAAGGAAGTTTAACAAAACAAAAAAATAAAAATTGCTGGGAATTAAATTATGAGGGGATACCCCAAACTATAAAAATTGCAAATTGGCTTTACAAAGGAGCAAACACCCTTTATTTAAATAGAAAAAAGAAAAAATTTGATGAAATTATGGTTACCTCTTTACAAAAAAAAGTAAACGTAACGGGAGGTTGAAAAGACAGATGGCTGACCTAACAAATTGGAGTTCTAAACAATTCCGATTTGGGTTAAAATATAGACCCTCTGTTCAACGCCATTAGCGGTATGTTCTCTCGATTGCCCTTTATTCGTTTTTTAAAAACGAAATTGAGCAATTGGAACTTAATATTCAATGGCATTGTTCAGGGAGTAAATATGCAGGCTGCTAACATCGGGCAGATGTTCGGTATAATCAAATTAAGAAATCTCGTTAAGATTTTTTATTTGATACTCGGGACTCATGCTTGGTGCTGTAGTCTTGGTCTTTGGCGCACTCTTCGCAGTTTTGAGAAACGGCGTTGGGGGCTTCGGAAACCTTTTCGGTAGAAGGGTCTAAAGTTAGACCTGTTAAATAGCCCGTTTTGACGGGCAGTTAAAATTTTTTCAATTAAAAAAGAGGAAATAAAAAATGGAAGAATTAATAAAAATTATATTTTTTTCAGCAATTGCGCTGCTCACTTACAGAGGCATCGCCGTAATTTTATTCAACGATTTATTCATACATAAATGGGAATGGGATGTGCAATAAAAATGCAGATTAAAAATATTTTTTGGATTCTTGCGATGATTTGCTTATTTGCTGGGGTGGGGGCTGCGCCGATTGTTACCCCATTAACACCATCACAGGATGAACAAATTCAAATTGGGCAAGTTTATCCAATCACATTTAAAGTTAGAGATTCTTCTTTACCGCAAAATTTTACTGCTGGATTATGGTATAGTTCGGCAGGAACAAAAAATTATTTCATAGATTCTTTTGATTTAATACATAGCGGGAAATGTGGAACTTACCAACAAAATCCAGCGTGGGGATTGTCAGATTCTGGTTCAGGAGTAGAATTAGATGTAAACCCAGTAACTAATATATGGCAATTTGATACACAATTTGATGGAAATGTGATGTGGTGGGGGAGTATTCCAGAAGGCTATCATTTTGGTGGATATTATGATGTAAACAATGGGGTGGTTAGAACTTATTATAGTGGTTTTTCGCCAGAACAGCCAACTACTGGACTATGGAATAATTTTGGGGGAAGTTGGATTGGCAGAAAACCATGGAACACAAATAATACTCCTTCGACTTGGTGGGGGAGTGGTGGAATGGGACAAAGAAATTTTTATTCAAAAGATTGGAATGGAACTGGATGGAGTGAATCTTTAACAGATGACCCTGATTTTATGTGGTGGTGGAATCGCTATCTTAATTTTGGAGCATATTATTGTAGCATAGACAGTAATATGTATGACCCATTTTTAGGTGAAATGACTGGAGACCCAACTAATTGGTTTTGGTTTAATGGAAATCTTTATGTTATTTCTATATTTGCTTCTTGTTATGGTTCAGGATATGGCTGCCTTCCTTCAAAATATATGGGGGCAAGATGGACAGGAGATACATGGGTTCAAGACAATTATTTGGTTGGAGATTTGAATAAATTAATAGGGGGTGATTGTAGATATGACCGCACTCTAAACCCAGTATTTTTTACATATCCCGTTTTCTTACCATATAATGGTAATTTATATGTTTTTGGAAAAGACTCAAGTCAGCTTGGATTTCGTGTAGGTATGTGGAATGCAGGGCATTGGGAAGAAGTTACAGCAGATATGAATATTGGATTAAGCGGATTAACTGCTTGGAATAGTTTAGCTCCTTACACAAAAAAAGAAAGCGGGATTGAAAGTCTTGTATTAAATTGGTGGGAATATTCTTTAGGTGGTCATGCAAGTTCTTTTAAAACATGGGACTTTGACCAAACAAAAATAAGAACTGACCAAGAAAAAACCTGCACATATAATTGGAATACAACAGGGCTTCCGCCAAGTCCATTAGTGCCTCTATGGAATATTGATTACGATGTAAAAGGAGATGGGAATACACTTGCAAGCAGTGGAAAATTTTATTCAATTGAAACTTCTCCATCAAACCAATTTTGGGAAGTAACACCAATCCAAAATATTACTTCCATTGACATACCAAATATCGGGGGAGATGCCAACATTAATGCAATAGCAGGAGATGTCATTTATAGAGTAAAACACAAAGTAAGCCCGACAACTGGCTTAAACCACAGAATTTTATTAAACAACCAAGATGCGAGGCAATATTGGGTATATAAAATTGATTGCGGAAATGTGGACAATTGCGATGCTTATTTAAATAATGAATGGGAATTTGATAGCACTTTAACTTACGGGCAAGCAACAGAAGGCGTAAGCACCAATCCAATGCAAAAAATCTGGAATAATGCAACAAACACATATGTGTATTCATTTTTTCATACAGTTACTGGGATAAAATATATTTATTTCAAATTAGTTTACAGGCTGCCAATCAGGGATTTCCCAGATTTAAGCGATGATATAATATGGGAAATTGAATCAATCCCATCAACCCATGATATAAAAGATGGAAGTTATTGGGATTATTGGACAATAGCAAGTGTCAATAATATAAATCAATATATAAAAGAGCCAATTCCACAGATTGACCCAGACAATGCCTATTATGAATTTCAATTTACTGCTTATGGTTTGGGAAATGAAACATTATATATCGGCGAAGAAGGAAACTGGAAAGAAGTAGATATAACAACAACGAAAAAAAGATATAGCATTCAAATCAATGACATTAATAAGTTATGGATAAAAACACAAGCAACAATAGCAAATACTGTTTATCTGGCAAATGTTGTTTTACTGGACAGGGCATATTTCCAAACAGATTTGGAATTAGTAAAGGCAAATGGAGAACCGCTTGATGTTTGGGGAAGCCCAACTGGGATAGGATTTACAGATATAAGTGAAGATATAGACCCAGCAGAATATACTGGCAATAATATTGATTCGAGCCATGTAGTTGGGCAAACATTTAAAACAGGAATATCAACCGCAATTTCCCAAATTTGCATAAAAGGATACAAAAAAGACGATGAGTTCTGCCCTGAAACAGGGGTTGGTGAACAAGATGTCGATTTAAAAATTTACAATAATACAACAAAAACCGAATTATTGGGCACAGCAACAAAAACACAAAATGATTTTGTAGAAGGGTGTGTGAATACAGCAGCAGAAGAAGTGTGTTTTGATTTTGATAATGTTCAAGTTCAAACTGACACACAATATTATTTTGAATTATATACGTCAGATGTAAATGATTATTGGATTGTAAGCAGCGATGATATAAATTATCCAAATGGGCAAGTATATTTGAATGGAGCATCATCTCCAGCCTATGATTTAATTTTTAAATTAAATGGAATTAGTATAGGGGAAGTTTACAAATATATTAATGAAGGGGCGGGATTCAAATTCAATACATTAGCCTATGACAGGGAACAAAAACTCACGAAATATATGGTTGAAGTATATGCTTATGGCGTAAATGATGAAAATAAAATTCAAATATTTGAAAAAGATTTGACCAGCCCAATACAAGAAGACTTTTTTCCTTTGGATGATTTGATTGCCCCAGTTTATGTTGTAAAAGAGCCGTCAATAACAGGCAGCATTTTATTCAGAACAACCCCGATAAAAATAACAGTAAGTTTATGCGGTGAAAATATAGAAACACGAACAACCCAATGCTATGAACAGCAAAGCGCATGGATAAGATTGCACCACTATCCATGGTTTAATAATGATGCAATGATTCAGATTCAAGAAGAAACAAGGCAGCCAAATCAAGCACCGAAAGGGGACATTATATTAAGAGGCACAGAACCAGCCAATTTCAGTGCAGTAAAAATGTATATTTATTATGGAGATTGGCTGTGCAATCCAAATTATGCACAAGCAGACACAAAAACCTGCAATTCACAAAATACAGCACCAAATAGTGCCTTGGCTTACCAACATATTTTTTACAAAGCAACTGATTTTCAATGCGCTGGAATGGTCTGCGACTTTGAATATGATTTGCAAAATTATTGGCGTTTTCCAAATACAGGTTATTACACGACTTTTGCTGAAATCGTTTTTAAAAGCACAGATGCAAATAGTTGGATTGGAAGAACAATTTATCCAATAGGCAAAGTGCCATTACATATACTGCTTGAATTTCAGGGATATGACCCAACACAATATAGTGATATAAATTGCATTGAGAATATAGCGGGCATAACAATATCAGAAATAAAAAGTCTTCCTTCATACGATGCCATGGAATGGCTATTTGCCAATAATTGGACAATTTATCGTCTTTTCTGGAGTGGGAATTGGCATTTATATAGGGCTGATGCCCTTGAATTATGGAATGTAATACAAGCTAATGGGCAACTTCCAAGCGATAATAAATTTTGGGAATTTATAGGGAATGCAGGCTGCAAAGTCAAAATGTCAAATGAAACAAACATGAAATTAGTGGCAAAAGTTTTAACAGCACAAATGGATGACATTCATCCTTATTTGCTTGGCAGCCTTGAATTGAGACCAATAACAGGCGGATGGGCACTAACACCAAGATTTTATCCAGTCGAACAATTTTATAATGTAGAAACTGGAGAAAATATATTAATGTGGAATACGAATTTATACGATTGGAACGGGAACAGGTTATGTGTTGTTGGAAGCCCCTGTGATTACAATGTTGTTGTATATATTACAGACCAAAGCGGGCAAAATTCTGGTGCACAAAACGACATAAATATGACGATAGACAACAGTTTTGTTGTAACAATGCCACAAACAGTTGAAATAATACCATTTACCCCATCGGCAACCGATTTTGATACAGATACAATAACATTCCAGCAATGGATTGCAACAAGAAGAAAATATATTGACAAAATAGAATACACACTCTATACCCCAAACAGCAGCTTTGACCCAAATAAAAGCGATGCCGTCAATCAAATAATCAATTTCAATATAGATGCGGAAGAAATTTTGATGATGGAAGAAGACCCATACAATCTCGATTTTAATGCAATTTGGAATAGATTTAAATATGAACACGCAAATGCCGACATGGCTGGTGCGTGTGCTTCTGTTGCGCCTTGGGCTGGTGGCATTGGTCTTCTTGTTGGAATTGGATTAGTTTTAACTGGATTTGGTGCACCAGCAGGGGCAGCACTTGTAACATTATCCACAGGGGCGGGAATTGCAGGGGCAACTGCGGTTGGCGGAATGGTTATTGGATGTATGGGGGGGGCAGCAGGAAGCTGGGGCATAGGAGAAATACAAAATATGCAACTTGACCAGACATTTGTCGCACAATTAAATGATTTGAATTATAATAGGACAAGGGAAATCACAATTCAATTTAAAAATCTGCACGCAAATGATTTTGCAGATACTCTTGCTTTATATGATTTGAATGAATCAACTGTGGGCAGAAGCAATTTAATCACAACATTGCTTGAACAAGGAAAATCAATTCCAGCAGGGGAAATTACAATTTATATTAATGGCAGAAAATTCACTTCACCAAATTATCTTGTTGCAGATGGCACATTGATTGAAAATTTAAAGGAGCACAAAATAAAAATGAGAATGAAAGTTTATTACGATTATTTCGGAAAAACAACAATAGGAAACTATGAATTTGTTACATTTTCAACGCCACGAGAAGGTGGAGTTTCTTTTGGCGATGCTGCGGGGGATGCACAAAGGTGGGTCATTTACGCTTTCAATACCTATGCTCCCTTGATTATATTTATTGCAATATTATTTGCTGGAGTGATGTTTTTATATTCGGCTGGAAAGAAAAGAGAGAAGTGAAAATAAATGCCAGAACCAGTTACACTTGGAGCAGTTCTTACAATAGTAGCCAACATATTTCTTTCAACAATTTATTATATCAATGAGTTATTTCGGCGCATAGGTGCTTTACCATTAATGATTTTTCTTGCAGGAGTATTATTATGGGACATGACAACTATAAATCCCCTCTCTGGCGGATATGGCTATATTGGGTGGTTGCTTTCATTAGGCACAAATTTTTTTTTCGGGATTCAAATATCATCATTAACCCTCTTCATATTTATGGTAGGGTCAATAATGGTTTGGTTTTGGGCGAAAACGCATGATATAATAAAATAGACGGGAAAAAAGGAAAAAGGGTATTATATGGGCAGATATTGGTTTTTGTCAAAAGAAACAAAGAAAAAAATGAGTAATTCTCATTTAGGTAAACATCATTCAAAAGAAACAAAACAAAAAATTAGTAAAAGCCGTAAAGGAAAATGTATAGGAAATAAAAATCCAATGAAACGACCAGAAATTAAGAAAAAATTTCAAGGTAAGAATCACCCACTGTGGGGCAAAATCGGGTATTGGGCTGGAAAAAAAAGACCCGAAATCAGCAAAAGAATGAAAGGAAAAAAACTTTCTGAAAAAACAAAGAAAAAAATCAGTTTGGCTCTTAAAAGAACTTTTATCAAAAAAAATAAAAAAAGGTGGAAAAAATGACTTATGTTTGCCAGCACGAAGTGATAGTTCAAGGTGCAAAATTTTGCCAAGATTTTCAATACGAAATTTTATTTTGGGTTTTTCTTATTCTTGGATTCATTGTATTATGGAAGGCATTGTCAAGGTAAAAAAATGTAGAAAAAGAAGGAATGATTAGAATGATAACTATTCCGTCTTTCTCTATTTTAAAAGAACCAAAATGTTTTTATATAAGAAAGGACATAGATATTAATGATTTTGTGAGGTATTTTAAATGACAAAAGGATGGAGATTGGAGAGTGCGAGGCATTCACTGGCTGCCAAGAAAATAAAGACTGGGAAAAAGGCAAAACAATTTTTTAGTAAATTGGGTAGAGCAGGGAAATTTATTATTTCACCAATTACTGTTCCATTTAAAATAGGTAAAGAAATGGGATTTGTATTGGCTACGCACCATTATCCACCTGCATTATCAGAACAAATTAGTGATTATAAGGAAAGTGAAAAAATAATAAGTATGATTGAAGATAACATTGATTTTGCAAAACACAAAAAGAATATTAAAAAAATTGTTGAATTACAAGAAGAACTTAAAAAAGAAGAAAAAAGAAAAAATGAAAGTGAACAACGCATACAATTTTTAGCCAAAAAGTATGGTTATACTGTAAAGGATTTAAGATAACAAAAAACGGGAGCTAAACATAGACTAAAAGAAGTGAACTACCCCCACCTAACTGTTGTTGAGGTTGGGGCTTCCTTATTCATTGATGCTGTTTCTTCAGCGTCTCCAAAGGCGTTACTTCCTACAACGAAAAAAACATTCTGAAGAAAAAGTTGCTATTTTTACCAAAGCCGAAGCAAGCAAAATATTTAAAAAGAAAGAAACCCTTATATTATTGTTAAATTAACCGAAAGGTAGATAAATAATGAGAAAGACAGTATGGGCACTTTTGGCGTTAATAATTCTTCTTGTGATTCCAGTCATTTTTGCCCAGACAACTGATGACACTTTGCCCGCAACTGTCATTCAACAAATAAGCCAAAAAGTAGATGCAGTTAATGAAAGGCAAAACACAATAATTGCTTCAATAAATGATTTAAAAATTCAAATACATGACGACTTGAATGTGTTTGTAACAAAAGAGCAATTCGAAGAATACAAAACTCTACTAAATAAAAAAATTGATTCAAAGCCCGACCTTTCAACAATGATATTCGCAATAATTGTGGGCGGGGGCTTATTCTTTGTGCTATTTCTAATTTTCAAAGGCAAGGGGCAGATTTGATGTGTCAGTGATATAAAATGGTAAATATAAAACAAACAATCAAATTTTTTATTATTATTTGGTTTGCTAATGTGATAATAGGGGGATTTTGGCTATGGGGCATGAATCCTGATTTAGAAAATTCAATGGTTTTGGAGATTGAAACAAATGCCGAAGCATTGGGAGTAGCAAGTGGATTGCTGCTTATTACTTTTGCAGTTATTTTGGCTATTATTGCAATCTGGAAAGTTGAAAACTATATAATAGGCATAGTATTGAAAAAAAAGGAATGATTCTTCATGTATCCACCACAGCAACCGCAACAGCCACAGCAACAACAGCCAGTAACATTTTGGGCATCGCTTGGATTAGTGCCAAAAATCATAATTTTAATTGCCGTAGTTTTGCTTGTAACCACTTTGCTTTTTGGATTCGCAATTACCAACATCGGAGATTTCGTAATTTCATTTGTTAAGGTGGCAATCGCAATTGGATTGATTTTATTCGCACTTTCGGCTTTCATGCAAAAAATGCAGCAAAAGCCATACAGCCCAACGGAAGATTTTAGGATAAAAGTTGTCAGCAAAGCCAGATTATTGAAACCGCCAAACGTTTATAGGCTATGGTTAAGGGGAGAAGGGATGAGAAGCAGGGCATTGATTGGAAATTTGGAAGGGGTCGGATGGATTCCTTATTTGACGGCAAGACCAAAGAAAGATGAAAAAGGGGGGCTTATTTATTGCAAAGATAAAAGGGGCGGAATTATATTAAACAAAGAAAAATTGCCAATCCCAGAATATGACATAATTGAAGACGGGGATGGAGACAGCATTTTTGTTGCGAAACAGGGGTTTCTTGGGCTGGGCGACCCGCTTGTAATTCGCTGCCATCCGCAATATCATTCTGAAATTTTAGGCGATATATACATAAAAGATGTCGGGCTTGCGCCTTTTGGTGAATACTTTTATCCCAGCAAGCAATGGTCATCGGATATTACAAGAAACCAAATCCAGAATCAACTGGAAGCAATTATGGGAGCTTACTTCAAGAGTTTGGACTTGGCGCAGACAGCAACAGAAATGAGCATTGCAATTGACCCATGGTTCAGCAAGATTTTGGCGACAAGAAATGAAGAATTAGCGAGAGCACCAGTGCCATACCAAGCAGCACCGCAACAAGGGCTGTATAGATAAAAAAAGGGATAAAGATGGGGTTCAAACCAAAAAATAAAGTAATTTCAGATATTTTTGTTAGGCTTCTTGCTGGACTGCCTTTGCAAGGAGAATATAGAGAAAATTTGGAACGGGAATGGGAATATTTAGAACGAAGAATTGCAGGATATTACAAAAGGAAATAAGGCGATTTTGATGAACATTCTTTTTATTATTGCACTCATTGGAATTTTTATTTTCGGCGTTCTTCTCTTTAATGAGATTTTTAAAAAACCCAAGCAATCACGAAGACCAATACAGCCAAAACAACAACAGCAGCCACAGCCACAACCAATGGCGCAACCCATTCGGCAAAAACAGGCATACCAGCAAGTTTACAGCCAACTATCAAAAGAAATACAGGCAAAACAAGAACAAATGACACCGCAGGCAAGGCATCACACAGCAATCCCAAGAGAAGCAATGAACACAGTCGATACAAGTTTTGAACAAGCAAAAACAAAAATGTGGGGTTTGAACCCATTAAAACAGCCAGTCGAACCAGACACCTATGATTTGAAAAAAGACACAACAATGTTTTGGAACAGAAAATTGGGTTCGCTTTATGTTTTAGCGTGTGCAATTTGCTTGGTTTTACTAATAATGATGGGGGTTTGAAAGAAATGGCAGTTTGGGATTTTTTAAATATATCAAAATCTCTTGAACGACAAAAGGTGATTTGCCTTAATTGTGAAAGTCCAATATCTCTTAAAATTACACGAGACTGGACTTCTGAAATTTGCCAATGCGGATGCCAACTTTATTACCCGCCCCATCAAAGTAGAGCATATGGCGTAAGAAAATTTATTCCAAGGGCAATTTATTTGCGAAATAAAGAAAAAGAGTTTGAAAGAGAAAAATTTATTAATGACATGAAAAAAAAGGGAATTGATGTAAAAGATGCGGTGTTGCAAACAAGCAAAACGCATAGATGCTTAACACACGAAACAAAAATTGAGAGTGGGGAATACACAGAAGAAACCGATGCGTTAATTAAAAAGACAAAAGAGGAAATTGAGAAAAAGGAGTTTAAAAAAGTGGCAAGCAGGTAAAGTCAAAGTTAAAGAATGCTCACAAAGCTTTTCTTTTACCTCCTTGACTTCATTTGCCCACAATTACAAAAAAGGAAGTGAAAAATATGCCAACCATTCCCGATGAAGTTGATGTTGAAAATAGCGAGCCAGACTTTCCGCCAGAATTTGAAGAGCCAGACCCAGAGGAAGAAGAGGATGAAGTTGAAATCAAAGGAAAACAAAAAAGAAAAATAAAAAAAATATTTGAACCCCCAATGAGAAGCGTGCAGGAACAGCCATTCTCAAATCTCGCAGTAATCATAATGAACATTCTTTCGGCAACGCAGCCGAGGCAATGTGTGAAACTTTATCAATTCGTCAAAATTTTTGCAAAAAGATTGAATGAACCAGTTATGGTAAAAAAATTAAATTTGTTATTTCAAGGAGTGAATGTTTTGGGAATGGACAACAAGAATTATAGAATCCCATTAAGTGTTTTGCAATATGTTCTGGATAGAGACCAGATGCTTGGGTATTCCCCGACAAAGACCTACCAGAAAAAGCAAATTACACTTGCAGGGATAATTATTGCGCTTGACAATACAATGGAAGAAATAATAGATTACTATGTGCAGCTTTGCGATGAACACAATATTTCACTTGACCAGCCGACACAACCGCCGAGCTTTTCAAGCGCAATGGCTGATGATTTGCCTGATGTGGGAGTTTGAATGCAACAATGCAAATATTGCGGGACAATATTCTCAAATGGGCATAAAAAGCGCATTGCGTGTGGAAGCAAAAATATAATTCAACTGGAGTGAGAAAAATGAGCAAAAGTTCACCAGAATTGAGAACAGAAAATAAAAAATTAAAAAGAACATTAAAAGTTTGGCGTGGCATTGCTGAACGAAATATGGAAGATGCCAATGCGTCTTTTCTTGAATACAAAAAATTATTAAAAGAAATTAAAAAAATAAAGAAAGCAAAAAAGCAAGCGGTGAAGGAAAATGAGTGAAGAGGAATCTTTTGCAAATGGATATGATTCTGGAATTGAAACTGGCAGGCAACAAGGAAAGCAAGAAATGCTTGAATGGATGGAAAAAGAGTTTGAGAAACATAATGGAATCATAGTAAACACTTTCAAGAAGGAAATATTGAGAAAAGCAAAAAAACAGATAGGTGATTAAATGGGCGAATCAGATTATTTTGCTACTGAAATTATGGGCTGGACAGCAATAGTTTGTTTTTTGCTATATTGTTTGATTTGGGATTTGCGTTTTTTGACTGGGGCAATTGGATTTTTTTTTATTGGAATTTTAACAAAAAAAGCAACAGATTGGAATAAAACAAAACAGGCAGGTAATTAAATGGGCGGAGAAAGTAGCACCATCGATTATGAGCAAGGAAAAATTTCTGCCAATTCCGCACACCCAGAAGAAATTGTGAGGGATGCGCTGTTGGAAGAAGAGAAGAAGGAAAGCAGCATAACAGATTATGAACAAGGAAAAATACAGGGAAAACTGGAAATGCTGGGATTTTTAGGAAATTTTTTTGAAGAATTATGCAATGAAATTGCAAAAAACAAGAAAAGCAAACTTGATTTTTTTACGGCGGAAGAAATTGCTGTAAGAGTAATGGGTGCAGTTCGCAAGGAAATAGGGGCTGAAGAAAAATGAACGAAGCCATCGAATTTGGGTATTGGCTTGTCAATTCCCCCAAAAAAGAAAAGTTTTCAAGAGAATGGATAAACGAAAAATTTAAGCAATTTAAAAAAGAAAGAGAATTAAATGACACAAAAGAAATGTTAGGAGAATAACAAAAAAATTAAATTGGTGAAAAGAAATGAATGTGCCGAAGCGCAATCCCATTCTTTTAAGAATGGGTTAGCGAGGCAATAAAGTGATAAAAAATGCAGAGAACAAACGTTGTAGAACTGGCTGTAAACAAACAGCAAAAGAAACTCTTGCTGGAATTAATGACGCTATCCTCTTGCGTCTGGAATATGGCTAACTATAACTTTAGGCAGGCTATATTCAAAAAAGAAAAAGTAAAATCGTTTTACAAACAGCAACAAGCAATCCAAACAAAAGACGACTATCAAAAACTTGGAAGAAGCTATGCTCTCCCAATGCTGCAAAAACACTCGTTTATGGTTAATGCGTTTTTCAAACTCATCAAATCAAAAGCCCAAAAAAAAGTCGGATTGCCAAAATATTACAAAAATAGGGCAACCAATACAACAATTCCAAGTATGCTGCGGATAGATGCAGGGCAATATCATTTTAAAAATGATAAAGTCCACTTGCCATTATCAAGAGCAATGAGAAAAGAAACAGAGCTAAAAGGCATAGTTTTGGAATACAATGGAATGCCAAGATGGGAAGGAAAACAGAGGCAAGCAGAAATCCATTACAATAAGATAAAGAAAAAGTTTTATTTATATCAATCTGTTGAAATCAAAGACCCAGAGCAAAAACAAGGAAACAACATACTTGCAATAGACATTGGCATCAAAAGAGGCATTGTCGGCTTTGATAATGAGAAAGCATATCTCTATCCAAATCCAATAGTCAAAAAATGGAAACAACTAACCAAAAAAATAAAACGCCTGCAAAAGATTGCAAAAACAAGAAACAATCGCTATTCAACAAAACAGATTAATGCACTATATCAAAAAAGGCATTTGATGGTTGATGATTATTTCAAAAATATTGTTTCTTGGACAATAAAAGACGCAGCTCCAGACAAAATAGTTGTCGGAGATGTAAAAGATATACTTGCAAAACCGCAAAAAAATAGAAAAGCAAACCAGATGACGCACAACCTTTGGTCGTTTGATTTGCTGTATAAACGATTGCAAAACAAATGCGAAGAAAAAGGAATAGAACTGGCAAAAGTCCCAGAACCATACACCTCGCAACTCTGCCCAGCTTGTGGCAACTTCAATAAGCCAATAGACAGGAAATATGAATGTGATTGCGGATATAAGCAAGACAGAGATGTAAATGGAGCAATAAACATTTATCATCAAAATATTGATGGTGATGTTTGTTTGTATCCTGCGGTGGAGAACCACCGTTTGCTCGTAGGGGATGTGAAATGACGAAAGGATGCGCCCCGAAGCAAGAAGCCCACGACTTTAGTCGTGGGAGGTTCACTTGATTGAGATTATTAAAGAACAATCAAAAAAGCAGACAGAGGGGAAAAATGGCAATAAAGATTGATTCTTTTTATTGCGACAATTGTGGCGGCGGATTGTTCTATGTTTTGGTAATTGAAAACAAAAATATTCTTTTGTTATGCAAAAACTGTGCATTGATTTCGGAAATAAACGAAAAGCAAGGAGCTGAAATAAATGAGTGAAGCAATTATAGAAAAAGACGTGTGGAACGCAATGAGTGAATTTGCCCAGAGGGGAATAGTGAGCAAGCACAAAGTAAATATAAAAACAGATTTATTTTCAGAAAATGGAAAACCTAAATGTGCAGTTTGCGGGAAGGAAATGAAAAAGGCAGTGGATTCAAAAACGGGTCAAATACAATATATTTGGGAATTGAATTGTGATTGTGCAAAAAATCCAAAATTCAAAAATTTGAGGTTGAGCATTGGATGACACCAAAAAATTTAATTCAATTAATAATTAATCTTGCAATAATGCTTTTTTGCTTGTATTCATATTTATATGTTTTTGAAACTGTTGGCTTTGAACGGGCAATACTCATCCTATTATTTTTTGGATTTATGGGAATCGGTGGAATGATTAACACAGTTGCCCAATCAATCCAAATAAAAAACTTTAAAGTAATTTTCACTGAAAATGACATTGAGATTGCAGTGCTGGCTTTAAGGACAGCGAGGGAAAAAGAAGAAAAAAAGTGGCAGAGAAACGAATTTTTGGAAAAAGAGTTGAAATTTTTGAAATTTCTAAAAGATATTTACAAATATGAACCAAAACAAGATGAAAAATCAATTATCGCAGAAGAACAAAAATATCAGCTTAACAATAAGTTTAAATAGCCTTTTATGTATTGATTATGTATGCAACAAAGGACTACTATTCAGATTGAGCATAGCACTCTTGAAAAAATGAAAAAACAAAGGATAACCAAACGAGAAACTTATGATGAAATTATAAATAGGTTGATGAGGGATAAAAAGGGAAATTAATTTTGGAGATAGAAATGAATCATATATGTGCTTGTGGATGCGGAAAAGAAATATCCTTCAAAAAACACTATAACTGGGCTGGATTTCCCAAATATATACATGGGCATACTTGGAGGTTAAGACGGAGTTATAAAGGAAAAGCAAATCCAAATTATGGAAAAAAAGCAAGTGAGAAATGTAAAGAAGTAAATCATTATAGATTATTGGGCAAAAAAGGCAAAAAAAGTATAGCCTATGGGATTAAACATCCACATTTAACAGCACTTAATAAAAGCAGGATTGGCATACCAATTTCAGATAATATAAAAAATAAACAAAGGGAATCAATATTAAAATATTGGAACTCCTCAAAAGGAACAAAACAAAAAAAGAAATTATCTAAAATTAATAAAAAATGGGCACAAAAAAATCCAAATAAAAAAATTGAAGCAGCTAAAAATGGGCATAAAAGTTGCCCCAGAATTTCTTCTTTAGAATTGCAATTTCAAAAAATTTTAAAACAAAATCATATAAAATTTATTTCACAATACGAATATGATTTGGGGTTCATTGATTTTTTTATAAAACCAAACATCGCTATTTTTATTGATGGAAATTACTGGCATAAATATCCTTACGGGACAAAAAAAGATAAAAAACAAACTTGTTTTTTAAAAAATAAAGGATATACCGTATTAAGAATTTGGGAAAACGAATTAAAAAATCCAAATAATCTTTTAGATAAAATAATTAATTTTAATGAGGGGTAAAAAATGGGAGTTGAAATCGAATCAATTAAAAAACAAGAAATTGAACCTCTTTCTCGGCAATGGAAAACTTTCAATATTTTTTCAGATGACCCCCTTTCGGCTTGGGCATTTGACCAAGATTATCAACTCGCAGAAACGAGCTCAACGTATGATGAATACTGGAGATTAGCACAACAACAGAATCCAAAAAAATTAACTTCTCTTCTCATTGAAAGTTGGAAATGGAGGGCTGATTCAAGAAGTAATGTTGTGATGAGCACCGAAGGTTGCTTAAAATTTGATACTCTGATATGGGCAAAAAATGGAAAAAGAAAATTAAATCAATTTAAAAAATTTGTTTTTGTTAAAACGCATAATTTTGAGACAGGCAAAGATGAATATAAACGAGCAAAAATAATACATTCTGGAAGAAAACAGTTATATGAAATAACAGTTGAAGATAATACAAAAATATATGCAACTAAAGACCACACCTTTTTTTTATCAAATAAAAAAGAAAAAAAATTATCCGAATTAAAAATTGGGGGTAATTTATTTAGAAATTCAATTCAAAATTATTCAGTGAAAATCAAATCAATTAAAAAGATTGGATTTGATGAAACAATTGATTTGCAAGTTCCAGATAATCATAATTTTTATTTGGGTAATGGGGTTTTAACTCATAATAGTCAGGGTTCAGGTAAAAGTTTAAGTAATATTGAGTTTGGGCGCATACTTGGCAAAATTTTTGACAGACCTTTTTCCTTACAAGATATTGCATTTTATCCTGAAGAAATGGAAGATTTGATTTCACATAGCCAAAACAGGCAAACAATGATGTGCGATGAACAACAGATAACTTCAGTTGGGTTAATGTCAAACACAATTAGAAATAGGTTAGTAGATTTTGAAGAGCAACTTCGATTTTCCATGTGTAATTTGCTTTACATTGCCCCTTCTTTGCATCAACATCAGCATTATTATACCCTTGAAAGTTTTAAGCCAGTTAGATTTAAAAATAAAGTTTGCAATGTGTGCAAAAAGCTAAACTGCCTTAATTGTGAAATTTCAGAAGAAAAAAGAAGCGGGTATCCTGCTTATTTTGTTTTAATGCTTAAAACCCATCGAGCAAATGATGGAATGCTTGTGCCAAGAGGATATGTTTTGGCGAAAATGCCTCCATTAAAAATTGTCAGGGAATATGAATTAATTAAACAAGAACACATTAGGCGTTTAAAGGCAAAAGAAAGCATGAGATGGGACTTTTTGAAAAAATTAGCTGAAGAAATTTGGCAGAGGGGGCAAAACGAAATTTTACGGCAAACAAAAAGCGGGAAATATATAATTGCGCCACAAAAAGTAATTAAAATGATATTTTATTCGGCAAAGGGCATGAACTACCTTCCACTGCAAACTGAAGAATTGCTTTTGACAATGATTGCAGAAAAAGCCAGAGAACATATCATTACGGAAGGGCTAAATGAAGACATTGAAAAAGAGGAAAATAAAAAAGCAGGTGAAGAAAATGCCATATGACGACCCAAATACAAAAATTGAAAATTTTCTGAAAGAATGGTTGGGATTTGTTTGGAAAATATTAAAATGGTTTGGAGGTCTGGCGTTTGAAACCTTCCGTCAGGGGTCGTGGGTTTTCAAAGATGCAATTCCAAAAGAAAGAGGAAGAAGAAGGTATTGAGCCAAAAAATTTAAAAGGAAAGGAAAGGACAATATATATGAGAGGAAGAAAGCATGAAAGAAAATGAAATAGCCATTGCCGTTTTTTCTGGACTAATTTGCGTAGTAATCCTCGCCCTTGTGATGAACAGCACACCGCCCAGCAATGGCATAGACCAAAACACCAGCACCGACCAGAATACCCAACAAAATCAAAAATTAGAGCCAATTACTTGGTGTTATGAGGCGTTTCTACACCGCAGACCCGTTTTAAAAATAAATGTTACAAAGGATGGGATTACAAGCGAGATTGGATGCAAAGAAGCGGAAGAAAAAGGCTACATAACAAAAGGCAGCCCGATTTATGCGGAAAATATCGATGTAAATGCAATTTACTGTGAGTGCGGTGCGTATTACAAATTAAAAAATGCCCACGAAAAAATTTGCTTGCCATTAAAAGACCAGAATGCGATTGAAGATTGCTTTGAAACGCCGACTGCGGATTTGAATAAATTTGTTGTGAAAGACGAAAACTCTTATTAATTCTTCCGTCTTACTCTATTTTTAAAGAACCAAAATGTTTTTATATGAGAAAGGGCATTATATTACTACAATGAAAAATAAAATTATCTTAATTTTGCTTTGCTTGCTGCTGTTATTCTCATTCAGTTATGCTGGAATATGGGCTTCGTTAGGAAGAAAAGCAGATGTGCTTTTTTCTCTTGCCGTATTTGACGGCAATCTTTTTACTGGAGATGATGCTGGGATTTTAGGAACTTATAAAAACGGCGTATGGAGTTCGAAAGGAAGCATAGCAGAAGGCACTTCATTGAGGGCACTTGCAGTCTATGACGGCAATCTTTTTGCAGGATATGACAATGGAATTTTAGGGACTTATAACAATGAAATTTTTACTTCTTTAGGCGATATTGGCGGGGGCATCACTTCTTTTGAATTTTATGACGGAAATCTTTTTTATGTGAGTGGGAATTTTGTCGGAACATATAATAATGATAGTAAGATTGCAACAGATTTGGGCATATACGCTTATTCAGGATTTTTTACAATTTATAATGGCAATATTTTTGCTGACCATCCAGATGATGGGTGTGCAAAATATATTGATGGCGTTGGAAGTATTGGCACTAATTGTTATTCACTTGCCGTTTTTGATGGCAACCTTTTTATTGGAGATTATGATGGCAGTTTTTTGACATACGGTGATATAGCCGACCCTATTCATTTAGCTGATATTAGTGCAAGCAATATTACCGCATTAATAGTTTATGACGGAAATCTCTTCACAGGAGATGCTGTTGGTGTTTTTGGAACATATAATAATGAAAGTAAAATTTGGACTAATTTAGGTGATATTGGAGGAGCAATTAATTCTCTTGCAGTTTATGACGGCAATCTTTTTACAGGACAGTCTGATGGTGTTTTAGGCACATATAAAACAGAAGCACCGCCAGAACCTGAACCGCCAGCCCAGCCAAGCCCAGCAACAATAAATATAGACCCCCTGTTTCAATCAATCACTGGCTTATTCAGCATTTTTAGTGGCATTATAATGGGAGTGTCCCATCAATCGACTAATATCGGGCAATTTTTCGGAATCGGACTGTTATTGAGTGCAGTAGTGGTTGCCTTTGGCGCATTGTTTGTTGTTATGAAAAATGGTGTAGGTGGATTCGGGAAAATATTTGGAGGAAAAGTTTAATTCATCCGTCTTACTCTATTTTTAAAGAACCAAAATGTTTTTATATAAGAAAGGACACTAATATTAGTGATTTAATATGGCAAAAACACATTCACGCCTTGGGAATTGGGCTTTACCAAAAAGTTCATTTTTTGTCCCCAAGAATAAAAAATTTTTCTTGCCAAAGAGGTGAAAAATAAATGACAAAAGGCTGGAGATTGGAAAGTGCGAGACATTCGCTTGCCCGTAAGGGAATCGAGACTGGGAGAAAAACAAAACCCAAGAGTGCACTTTTTGGTTCACGAACTCCCGACCTTGAACAGATAATCAGGGCAATTGTAACAAGCGATGAATATTATGCCCATCCAACCAAAAATCAAGATAAGTGGGAAAAATTTGTTGAAGAAGAAGTAAAATACGATTTAGAAAAAGGCAACATTACTAATCTTGATGAATACATTAAAACAAAAGCAGAAAATCTTTCGGTTCAATTTGATGAAGAAGACCCCATTGGCACAGTAATAATTTCAAATCCAGACGGCACAGAACAAAAAATTCAATTAGGGGAATATCAAGACCTTGATTTAACTGCTGGCGATGTAGTTGAAGATGGGAGTGATTTTACCTCAAAATGGCATAAAACAGATGATTGGAGAGGATATTACGAAGTTGAAGCAAAAGGTTGGGAACAATTGCATTCAGATACTGCGCTTTCAATGTCAGAAGATGAACGAGAACTTAAAAAATTTGATGATGAACTAAAGAAAAGACTTGCAGAAGTTGGCATTCCGCTTGCGACAGTCATAACCCGAACAAGCAATTTATTCAGTTCAAGCGTTGATTATTATGTGCCAACTGGAAAAAAAGCGGAAGTTGAAAAAATTGCCGAACAATTAAAGAAAAAATATAGGGATGAAGAAAGATTTACAAGCACAGCTTTAACTGGCGCAGACCCAAAAGAACAAACACCGCAAGACAAACAATTTGTGAAAGCGGTAAAAAGAATACACGAAACGGGAGAAGCACCAGAAAAAGTGGCGAAAGTAATTCTTAATGAAACAAAAAGGGAAGAATTTAAGATGACAATAGCGGATATGAGGAAGATAAACAAAGAAAAAGGGCAGCATTACTTTGACCCAGACACAATGAGGTTTTTCAAAAGTAGGGTTGAAAGCGAACTTCACAATGATAAATATTTTATCACAAGCGAACAAGCACCAGAAGCAAAAAGAAAATACTCCATCAGAAAATTTGACAAAAGCACAGGTGCTGTGGACACAGTTGGGGAATTTCAAGAATACGGCTCAAAGGCAAGTGCGTTGGAGGCACTTAAAAAATTGAAGTGATGCAAGATTATATTGAAAGCGAAGGGGGAAGATTATGACAAAAAATAATTTAAATTCGATTATTAAAGATTCTTTGAAAAAGGCAATGCAGCCCAAGATTCACACAAACGCAAAAATAAAAACTTTGGTTAAGGATTACCAGAAAGAAGCGTGGAAGTCAGCACCGAACTTCGGTTTAATGCAGAGCATCACTAAAGAAATCAAAACAATGAAAATAAAAAAAGGGAAGTGGTGAGATGACAAAAGGCTGGAAATCAGAAAGTGCGAGACATAGTTTAGCCCGAAAGGGAATCGAGACAGCATTGGCAAAACAACAATTAAAAAGACACCCGATGATTTACAGCGATATTGATTTGCAAGAATATTATTCTACCGAAAAAAATGTATTGGCTATAAATAAATCATTATATCAAAAGATTGAGAAAAAAGGCAATGAAATCCATCTCATATTTAAATCAAAATGGGGAAAAGAATTTAGAGAAGCAGAAGTTCTTTATAAAAGGAAAAAATACCCCCAACTTTCCTTTCATTTAAAAGGCAATAAAATAATTGTAAAACAGAGGAAGTGAAAATATGACAAAAGGCTGGAGACTGGAGAGTGCGAGACATTCACTTGCCCGAAAAGGAATAAAGACAAAACAACAAAAAGTAATGTCGGCAAAATATCAAAATAGTTCTGGTGATTTAAGATATACCAATACAAATTGGCGACAAACAAAAAAAGATAAAAATATTATTGAATGGGAAAGCGACCAAGAAAAAAAAACCATTTTTAAATTAGGCAATAGTTGGATATTAACAGGCGGTAACAAATTAATTTCAAATATAAGTTATGCACCCATCTTTTACACAAGAAAAAAAGATGCTTTAAAAGCATTAAAAATCGACATTGAATTTAAAGGAATCCATATTATTCCACGAGAGGTTTTAGAAAAATGACAAACGAAGGAAAAGGTTGGTTTAGGGAATATCCAGAACATTCTTTAACAGGCAAAGGCATTTCGCTTGGAAGAACAAAAAGAAAAAAAGTAAAGGCAAGAGGCAATCCAAAAGACAATATAAACATAAATATTAAACAAAGTGTTCAGCAAACCCCATCCTTAAAAGATAGTTTGCAAAAGCCGATTGAAGAAGCAATTGAAGTTACACCAGAAATTGAAACTGAAAAACCAGAAGCCGAAGAAAAAAAACAGGTCTCAACTTTTGGAATGCCGATTGGAAGCCCAGAAACCGCATTTACTGATTTTTTTGGCGGATTGGGCGGAGCCTTTGTAGGGGGAGTTGAGCAAAAAGGGGAAGCAATCGGGGGAGGACTTTTAAACATAGGCGGAGAAGCGGAAATCGCTGGAGAAGAAGTATTGGGAAAAGTCGAAAAACAAGGAGAAACACTTGGAGGCACAATTTTTCCTTCAGATGAAACCGCAAAAAAAGCAATAGATGGAACATTAGAAACAGACGGAAAGAAAAGCGAGGCACTTAACGTTGCGGAAGAAGCATTTGGCGCAGATGCACTGGACAAACAGTTTGATGATATGGCAAAAACTCGTATCGAAATAAATTATCTTGAAACCCCTGACGATGAAGATGAGGCAGAGATGTTGGCACAAGAAGAAAGGCAATCGGCTGGATTAGCACCTATTTCAAGGGCAGGAGAAGTTGTAGGAGAAAAAGCAGGCGAGGCAGCAGGTTATTTGGGAGCAAAGATAAAAGCTGGACTTTCATGGGCAAAAGAACGGTTTAGAAGGGAACAAGGCAGAGAGCCTACGCCTGATGAAGAGGCACAGATGGCAGACCAGATTGCCGAACAGGCTGTTGGAAACGGATTTCCAGAAGAGCAAATCCCCACCCCCCCACAGCCAACAGCACCAATTCCTGCCCCAGCTATTCCAGAAAGGCAAATTTCAGAAGAAGAAGCACAGCAAATTGTCGAGGAATTAGAGCAGCAAAGATTATTGAGAGAAAATGGAAATAATAGGAAGTGAAAGAAAAAATGGCAACATTCAAGAAAGATGAACCAGTGAAAATTGTTGCTGGAAAATTTAGAGGCTGGCAGGGGACAGTTTATAAATCAGAAAAAGAAAAAGGACAAACTTATTATGAAATTTTTGCAGATAAAAAGGGAAAAACACAAGCAGCGCAAGTTGGGCTTGGAATGATGATAAACATTCCAGAAAAACACATTAAACCAGTCGGATGGAAATATGAATCAGCAAGGCACGCATTGGCTGCAAGAGGCATTAAAACAGCAAGAGAATTGACCAAATGGGGTAGCCCAATTTACAAGAAATTTAATCAAAAAGAAGAATTTACACGAATTAGAAAAGCCACTCCCCTTGAATTATTGAGCATTTTAAAAGATAAATACAAATGGAGAGAAAATTTAGATGAATATTATGACCAAGTTGTTCGAGGGGATATTGTGCACTTTTATCCGATAAAAGGGGCAAATTTTAAACAACTTAAAGAAAAATTAATTGCGGAAATTAAAAAAGAAATGAGTGAATAATAATGCCATTCTTACCATTCGCATCGGGTTTCATTGGAGCAAAAAAGAAGGGGCGACCAAAGAAAAGAACAATTACAATGAAACAATCCTTTTTTTCAGTAAGACCATTCGGCAAGAAAAGGGCATATCCTTGGAAGGGAAGAGGAAAAACAATTTGGGATAAAATATCCGATACAACAATGGAAGTAACAATGAGACCATTTGTTTTACAGGCAGAATATGCCCCATCAATAAATTTACATCCAAAAGATGTTAAAAAAATGAAATTTCAACAAAAATTGGAAGAAAGACCAAGGCAATTTGATTATTTGTGGAAAAAAAGTGCACTCGCAAGGGCAATGGTTGCTGGCGCAGGAACAACAGGGCTTATTTTTGCACCCAATCCTATATTTGGAGTAATGGGCGGAGTGGCTGGCGGATTTTGGGCATATACAAAAACACCATTCAGCAAAAAAGTAAAGCAAGATTATCAAAGGATGATGAAACAAAAATACAAAGTCCCGATTAAAGGATTTTGGAAATATTAGGGGGAAAAAAAATGAGTAAAAAAGGTTCGCATCAAATTCATCATGTGAGACATAGCAAGAAAGGAAAAATATATGGTGCTGGAAAAGGAACAAAAGCTGGGGAATGCAAACACAATTTTATAAAAGTAAGTGAGATTCCAAGAGGGGGATTTTTAAAAGGTATTAGCACAATTTTAACTGGTTCAATTAGTGATTGGGAAGATTATACCGCCGAAATGGGAACAAAAGAAATTTTATTAATTTGTTCAAAATGTGGTGCTGAAAAAAAAATAAAAATAGGAGTTCAAAAAAAAGAAAGATATTGACGTGATTGATTATGACCAAAGGCGGAATGATTGGTTCGGGTTGGCTGTGAGGTGAAACAATGAAAAAAGGGTGGTTTTTTGAATCAGCAAGACACTCTCTTGCAAGAAAAGGTATAAGCACAAAAATCAAAACAAAATGGGCAAAATTCAAAGAAAAGAGACAATTTGAAAAAGAGCCAATAGGAAAATTAACAAAATTTATTGAAAAATTGTATAAATTAGGTTATACAGATAAAGAAATTGATGATTATTTTAGGGCAGCTCGGATTGGAGAAAAGTATGGTATTAGTGCAGGAAGCCCCAAAGAGTTTTTGATTGGTTGGAGAGAAAGTGGGCAAAGGGAGCAAGAATTTAAAAAAATGGAACAGGATTTAAGGCGGCTTGATGCAATGAGGGCTGGTTTTGTGAGTAGAACTGGGCGAAAGCCGAATGAAGCAGAAGTTGATGAGATGATAACAAAACTTTAAAAAAAAGAAGGAGAAGGATTGGGAATGAGCAAAAAAGGTTCACATCAAATAAGACATGTGAGACATAGTAGAAAAGGCAAAGTATTCAATGCTGGAAAGAGTGGAACAAAAGTGCCAATTGGTAGAAAAATAAAATCTGGTTTTTTTGGTATTTTTCAAGGTTTTGCTCCAGAAGATGTGCATCATGCAGTTGTATTAGATTTCCAAACACATCAAAGTATTTTAAAGGATAAAAAATCTTTGCTTGAACAGGAAAGAGGAACTTTGAATAGACCAAACAAAATTAAAGAATTGAAATCAGAAATTAATGATTGGGAAGGAAGAATAGTAGACGATAAAAGAAGAATTAAATTTCTTTGCAATAAATATAATTTCGATTATAATACTTTAATAAGAACTGCTCAATGGATTCCGAGGTGATTAAATATGGCAAAAACCAAAAAAGCAAGGAAAAAGTGGATGGGAATGTCCATGACAGCAAGGCAAAAAGCAATGCCAGCAAAAAGAAAAGGGGCATTTAAGAAATATCCTGTCGGACAATATATGCTATTGAATGTTGGAAAAAAAGGCAAATACACCCATTGGCAATATGTTCAAAAGACACCATACGGCTGGAGAAAAGCAAAAGCACCAAAAGCAATTAGAAAATATGAAATAAGCACAGGATACATAAAATTGACCCCAGCAATTGCAAAGAAAATGACAGTATCCGCAAGAAAAAAATGGAAAAGTATGTCAAAGACAGCGAGAAAAAAAGCAATGCCTTCTTGGTCATTAGCGAGAAAATTAAAAGCTAAAGCCAAAAGATAATTATGGTCTTGAAAAAAGAAAAAGGAAAGTGGGTTTTGTATAGTCGCAAGACCCATAGAAGATTGGGAATATTCAAAACAAAAAAAGAAGCATTGAGAAGAGAAGGGCAGATACAATGGTTTAAAAAACAAAAGAAGGAATAAGAATGACAAAAAAGGGCTGGCGGTATGAGAGTGCAAGGCACGCATTAGCAAGAAGAGGAATTGAAACAAAGCAAATAAAAATTCCCGCAAAAGACGGAAGAAAAGAGTTCACAGCACTTTCAGACGAAAGGGCAGAAGAATTAGTCAAAGAGGCAAGAAGACAACTGAATTCATACAAAAAAACAGGCACTTATAGAAGTTTTGTCCAAGCAAATGAAAAGGGCTGGCTGGCGTTCAAACAAAAACTTTCCTCGATTGCAGGGAGGAGATTAGTTAAAGCAGGGCAAATAAAAGAATTTATCAGAAAAAATCCAAAATATAATGAAGTATTCCAATCAGCAGTTGCAATGCATAACCAATCATTCGCAGGAGATTGGCTTCCAGATGCCACTGCAATAGAACCATATTTAAAAAATGTTGAGAGGTTTGTGAAATGACAAAAGGCTGGAGATTGGAAAGTGCGAGGCATAGTTTAGCCAGAAGGGGGATTGAAACAAAAGGGATAGAAAAAGACCCACAACGAATGTGGAACGTGAGAGTTGCAGCACACGCCGATGCAACACAAAAAGAATTGCAACCATTCGCTTTAAAGCATAAAGATGTGAAAGAAGGCGCTGGAGAAACTTATCAATACGATGTTCTTGGGCAATTCTATGGTGAAGACCGAGGCGGAGAAAAAGTTGGAAAACTTTATCAAAGATATTACAAAGGCAGAAAAGCGGAAATTGTATGGATGACACCAGATGAATATTTTGAAAAAGTTAATTTAGGAATTAAAGGAAAAGGGTATGAACATGACATCAGAGAAGGTTTAGGCGAAAAAGGAATTAAAAAATATGCAGATGCAATGAGAAAAGGCGACAAATTCGCTATGCCTTGGCTGGAATATCGAAAAGGCAAATATGATGGGCATGAAGGAAAACATAGAGTTGCAGCAGCAAAATTACTCGGAATTAAAAAAATTCCAGTTGTAATAAGCAACCAACTTACAGAAGGAGAAGACCATAGAAGATGGATGAAAGCAAAAGAAAAATATGGAATTAAAGATTAAGGTGATAAAATGTCAAACGGAAGACCAAAAGCATGGGTTAGAAGGCATCGCTATGACATTGCCAGAGCAGGCATGATGGGCGGAATGTTTGCAGGACTTTATGCAGGGGGGATGGGTGGAATTGCAGCCAGACAATACGCAGTGCCAATTTTAACATCAGGCGTATTAGGCGGAACAATCGGCGGAAGAGCAGTTGCAAGCGGTTTTTCAAGGGCATTAACCAGAATTTTACCAGCAAAAACAAGGTATAGAATGCCTAAATTGCCAAGCGCAGGGCAGGTTATTTTTTCACCAGTTGTTGCTCCGTTCAAAATAGGGGAAATGTTTGGGACTGCATGGGTGAAAAAAAGGCAGGCAAGAGCCCAGCCAACATTAACTCAATTTATTCCGAGGTGATTTTATGGCGAAAAAAAAGAAAAAAAAGAGTGCAACAAAGATAAATTTTACACCAAAAAATAACGATTGGTTAAAACAAAAGAAGCGAGAATGGAAAAATGATAGAACCCCAAGCATTCCAAATTTTTATTATTCTCCTTTTTATAAGATAATATCTGGATTGGTAGCTGGAAAAAAATTATAATTTAAATTAGGTGATTTTACGAGAAAAAAAAGAAACAAACAACAAAAATAAGTTGGTGATTTTATGGCGAACAAAAAAAATGACGACCTTTATATGAAGCCAGTCAATGCAACACTGAAATTAGGGGAAAATCTGGGCAATTCAATAATGCGAGGGTCGGATATTGCAGCAAAAAAAGCCTTTGCAGGATTCTCCCAAGGGACAATTGGATTTGTTACTGGATTCAAGAAAGGCATTCATAAAAAAGACTGACCAAAATCTTTTTAAAGAACAGCAACATAATTATTTACTGCTTATTTTTAGATAGGGAGAGGGACAGATAGTTATGGCTGATGAAACATCAATCGACTTATTAGACTTACGAAAAAGCATCAATCAAGACATGGAAAAATTTGATGCTCTCATACAAAAAATTCAAGAGCAAAGGGACAAAATACGAAAAGACATTGAAAGCCGAATCGAGCAATTACAATTAAGCAAATATGATAAAGAAGAACTTGCAAATTTTTTTAAAGAACCCTATTGCATAATTCCTAAAAGGGAGAACGAATATTACATCATTGCCCCAAAATGGGTTAATTTTCAGATTGGCTGGCTTGACAGGCAGACAAAGAGTTTCAATATTTTTGTTGTGAATAGATACCTTCAATGGATAGCCCAAATCCCTTCAACTTTGCGGGAAAAATTAAAATTTCCAGAGCCCCTGCCACTTAAAGTCTTTGACGGAGTTGTCTTAACTGGCAAAGAGAATCAGGAGAAAGTCTGGAACAAATACGGGAAATTCCTTTCAAGAAGGGAAGGAAACGACAGAATAAAAATAAAAAATGGGGCGGAATTTAAATTATTGGCGCAATTGATAGAAGACGGCATTTTGCCCTTTATACCCAAGCCAATTGAGCAAGAAGACACAAGAGACTGGAGCAAAATTGAATTGAGGACTTATCAAAAGGATGCTTGGTTGCAATTCATGGAACGGGGGGCATTGGGAGTTTATTGGGGCTTCGGGGCGGGAAAAAGCCTTTTTGGGGTTTATGCGCTTGCGAGAATCAAAGGAAGAAAACTTGTCATAGTGCCAACTTTAACCCTGAAAGAACAATGGGAAGAAAGGATTGTAAAATACATTCCCGAATTTGCAAACGAAGTTGAAGTCGTAACATACCATGCGTTTGAAAAATGCAGGAATAAAGAATATGCCCTGATTGAATTTGATGAATGTCTAACTGGCGATACATTGGTCATTCTTAATGACGGCGGCATAAAAGAAATAAAAAGCATTGAAAATGATGAATGTGTTGTTGGCGGTTTGGTAAAAGGCAAATTCAAAAAATACACTAATGAAACAATAAAAATTCACACAGGATTTGGAATTTTAGAAACCACAAAAACACATCCACATCTCATTGTCAGACGAACAAGAGATAAACACAACAACCAATGGTTTAAGATAAAAGAAGCGGATGTGAACATATCATTTGCAGATTTTTTAAAACAAAAAGATATGCTTCTCATCCCAGAAACCATACCACATACGCAAAAGAATAATTGGTCTCCAAAACAACTCGCATTCGTTGCTTTAATAGCTTGTGATGGGCACATTGAAAAAAATAACAATACAGTCAAGGTTAGTATAAGGAAACAAAGCAAATCTTTTGTAAGGCAAACTTTTATTGATGGAATAAATTCTTTTGGCATTAATAAATTTTGGGAATTTACAAATAAACGAGGGGATTATACCATCGGGTGTTGCACCAAGAAAATAAAAGAAGTATTAATGGAAAAATTTCAGATTCCTGAAGGGAAAAAAGCAAACAAAATTGACATCAACAATGAAATTTTTTATGCACCAATGGAATCAATCCGTTCTTTTATAGCCCTTTGTTTTTCTTGTGATGGATGGGTCAGAAAAGAGACGAACAATTCAAAAAGGGCGTATTTTTCAGTTGCTTCTAAATCATTCGTAATTAAGTTGCAACTATTACTCAAAAAACTTGGAATCCACAGTTATTTTTTAGAACGAACAAAGAAAAACCCAAAACACAATAAACTATGCCAAATAAATATCGGTGGTTTTGATTTCAATAAATTATGCGATACAATGGTTTTTCCAAGAGAAGAATTTAATTCAATCGGCACAAACAAAGGTAAAAATAACAATGACGCAGTTTTTTATAAAGGAAAACAATATAGATTGACACCTATAACCAAAATTGAACGAATTAAAAGCAGAAAAGAGGTTTTTGATTTTACATCAACTGGAACAAATACATTTTTGGCAAATGGCTTTTTAACCCATAATTGCCATCACCTTCCCGCAGATTCATTTATCAGGCTCGCAACCTTGAAGACGAAATATAGATTGGGATTTAGCGGTTCTCCTTTCAGGGAAGACCACAGAGAAAATTATATTTTTGCATTGACAGGATTTCCAGTTGGGATGTCATGGGATGAACTTTTAAAATCACAGATAATCAAAACACCAACATTCAGGCTTTATCTCCTCGAAGATAACAGGGCAAAGATGAAGAAAATCGGGGAATTGCTGAAAATTCCAGTGAAGACTTTAATCTTTTGCGATTCACTCGACTTCGGGAAGAAAATAAGCGACACATTTGAAATCCCATTTGTATATAGCCAGACAAAGGACAGGCTTGATGTAATAAGGGAAGCGAATGCCTGTGTTGTAAGCAGGGTCGGAGATGAAGGAATAAGCATCCCAGAGATTGAACGGGTAATCGAAGTAAGTTTTCTTTTCGGGAGCAGAATGCAAGAAAGCCAAAGATTTGGAAGGCTGATGCACTCGCAGCAGGAAGAACCAGAACACACAATACTTATGACAGAGGAAGAATTTGAAAAATATAACAAACGGCTTTATGCGATTACTGAAAGAGGATTCAAAATTGAGATACTACGGTAGGTGAGAAAATGCCAATAGTAAAAACTTCGGATGGATTGTTTAAAAAAATGGATGCCAAACTTGCATTACAAGCATTTAAAGACAAATATAAAAAAATCCCAAAAGGCATTCAAAAAATATATGAAAATATGATGCTTACTGATGATTATAAAATAATTGCCAAAGAGCATTCTCGGTTTTTTGGCTATATTAAAAAATCAAAAAATAGTAAAACTAAATGGGAAGAATTGGAGAAGATGTAAAATGGCTGAAGGCAGGATAGTTACTATCTTTTACAATGACGTGAGTGAAAGAGTTTCAAAGGTCGTGGGTAAACTTATTAGTTCTGACAATCATTCATTTGTAATAAAGATGAACAATAAAATTATTACTGTGCCATGGGAAAAAATTGTCCGCATAGAACAAGATGAAGAATAGGCTTATATTTCTTCTTATATTATAATATATTAGGTTTTCAATCTTATGGATTGTCCAAAAAATGCGGAATTTGTAGACTATTACAAAAAGGGCTTAATTTCCGCCGTTAGTTTTCTGGAGACTGAAAAGTTTGTATTATTGGCTGAACTTATTCTTAAAGCAAGAGATTCAAATGGAACAATTTATATCCTTGGAAACGGTGGCAGTGCCAGTATTGCAGCACATTTTGCCCACAACCTGAATTGGGATGCAAGCGCAAAGCTTGAAGACCAAAAAAAGTTAAAGGCACTGGCTTTACATGAAAACCTTTGTCATTTAACAGGCTTGGCAAATGACAGACACTACGACCAAATCTTTGTTGAACAATTGAGAAATTTTTTGCGGAAAAACGACATAGTTATAGGAATCTCTGCAAGTGGCAATGCAGACAACGTATTCAACGCCTTGAAATATGCAAAAGAACGAAAAAATTTTACGATTTCCTTGTCTGGAAACGATGGAGGCAAAATCGCAAAAGTGGCTAACCTACCATTGGTTGTGCCAAGCTTTGACCAGCAAATAATTGAAGATGTTATGCAGACAATTTGCCATATTACTGTAAGAACCATTTTCTATAAAGAATTTGGTTTTATTGAAAACCATTTGATGTTTGCAGATATTGCAATTTTAAGGGAAAAGGATGCCTATTTGAGGTATCGCAATTTCAAGGAAAAAGAATGCTTATCCAAGGGTAAAGGGTGAAAAAATGGTTTTTTCTAAAGGCAATAGTATAAAACAATCATTGCAAGCCATGGAAAAAACATGTGGTGCTTGGCTGGTTACAGGAAGCAATGCAGTTGCAGAAGCAATGGCACTTGCTGGTTTTGACTGGCTCTTAATAGACTGTGAGCATGCTCCAAATGATTTTCAGACTTTGTTGTCGCAAGCTCAAGCGATAAAAGCTGCAAATTGTGTTTGTTTGGCGAGAGTCCCTGAAAACAACAAAACCGCAATTAAGCGAGTGCTTGACATAGGAGTAAACGGCATCGTAATCCCGTCAATTAGCAACAAGAAAGAGGCGATAGATGCAGTCGCTGCATGCAAGTATCCACCGCTTGGTTGTCGGGGGATGGCTTCAACTATTACAAGGGCAGTATCCTATGGCTTGGATGCGGGCAAGTATGTTAAAACAGCTAACGAGGATATTGCAGTTATCTTGTTAATCGAAACAATTGAGGCAGTTGATAGCATTGATAGTATCTTAACGGTTGAAGGCATTGACGCTATTTTTATTGGGTCAGCAGACCTTTCGGCGGAGATGGGGCATATTGGAGACAAAGACAATGAAGAAGTGCAGTTTGCCATAAGCAAAGTCGAAAAAGCCGCAAAAAATGCAAATATTGCTCTTGGAAGAACAGCTTCTTCTTGGAAAGAAGCAAAATCATATTATGACAAAGGATATTGTTTTGTAAGCCTTGGTGCAGATGCTGTGATTTTGTCAAGAACAGCATCAGAGCTTGTGCAAAATTTTAGAAGAGAAATCAGGGGGATAAAAAATGGGATGGAGTAAAAACGAATGGCTTGAATATTACAAAAAAAGAGTTCTGAACGAAGAACGGTTCAAGGAATACTTGAGCATCTATAAGCCCTATTATAACACTGTGCTGAAGTATGCGAAGCCACCTGCAAAACTGCTTGAAGTTGGATGTGGCGGAGCGAGGCTTGCAATATGCCTTTCAACGTTTGGTTTCAAAGTAACTGCCACTGAACTGGATGCAAAGGTATTGGAGATAGCACGCTTGAACGGCAAAAACTTTGGAAAGGACATTTTTTTCATGCAAGCAGACGCTTTCAAAATCGACAAAAAGTTCAAGCCAAACAGCTTTGATGCCTGCACTCACCATGGCTTCATAGAACACTTTGAAAAAAAGAAAATTATTGAATTGCTGGAAAAGCAATTAAAACTGGCAGACCACATCATATTTAGCATGCCTATACTTTCAGAATCAAACATTAAGCAATTTGAAGGAGATGGCATGTATAGAAATTTGTGGAGTATTGACAAATGGGTGAACAATATCCTAAAGCCATTCAAAGTGGTCGAATACTACCAAATGAGGCACAAATCTGATGATATGGTTTGCGTGATAAAAAGGACAGAAACAAAAAAGGAGGCTATTGAATGTTCGAAATTGGAAAAGAAATAAGATTAGAGCGGATAACAAACAGGAAAACAAAGAGGACAGTCATAGTTCCGTTAGACCATTCTATGGCTTACGGTTCAATAAAAGGGCTTGAGGACATACCAAAAATCGTTAATGCTGTGGCAGAAGGGGGGGCAAACGCAGTTGTTTTGCATATAGGCTCTGCGTTGAACGGATTAAGAGGCTACGGCAAAGATATTGGATTAATTTTGCATTTGAATGCTGGAACAAATCTTGCTATTGACCCTGAAAGGCGTGTCATGGTAAATACAGTGCAGCATGCCTTGAAACTTGGAGCTGATGCGGTTTCAATGCAGTTGAACATCGGTTCAAAAACCGAATCAGAGATGCTGCATGATGTTGCAATGGTTTCATTGCAATGCAGAGAGTGGGGTGTTCCATTGCTTGTAATGGCTTACCCAAAGGGCGAGTATACAAAAGATGATAAAAACGTGAAAATCATAAAACATGTAGTAAGAACTGCGGCAGAGCTTGGAGCTGATATAGTGAAAACCAATTATACTGGCAGTATTGAATCTTTCAAGGAAGTGGTTGAAGGCTGTCCAGTGCCAGTAATTGTTGCAGGTGGAAGCAAGGCTGATGAAATACAAACTCTCACAATGATTGAGGAAAGCATTAAAGCAGGCGGCGCAGGAGTTGCGATGGGGAGGAATAGTTTCCAGCATGAGAATCCAACAGCTTTTGTCAAAGCGGTTTGCGCCGTTGTCCACGAAAATAAAACAGTGGATGAAGCAATGAAATTGCTTCAGGCAAAAAAGCAGGCGGGAATAAAAAATGACATGGACTAAAACAATTGTAACGGTAACTTTAGACAAAGAGTTGGTCAAGAAACTTAATAAGGCATTTAAAAATCCCAACAAGTGGGGTGCAAAGAGCAGAAGTGCGCTGGTCGAATCAATTTTGAAAAAAGAATTAAACCCGAAAAGGGGGTGAAATACAATGGATTTGCAAAGAGCAGAAAGCATAATTTCTTTCATCAAAGGATTAACTCCTGATGAACGGACTTTTGTTAGGCAAATTGTGCAATCTTCAATTGAAAAAAAGAAAAAAAGACCCGAACAAAAGAAAAACGGAAAATACAGCGATGAACAAATCAAAAAGGCTTGGGAATTGCTGAAAAAGGGTCTTACTGGGAAGGAGATTGGCAGAATAACAAAAATAAAAGCAAATTCAATCAGCAAAACATTCCTCAAAGAGAGAATGCAAAATATAAAAAAGAAAGAATGAGAGAAAGAGAGAAAGGCGTTTAATTAAAACGCCTTCTCTTTCAAATTTTGGCGTTAAGAATGGAGAAACCGATTTTTTTAGGTAACAGATGCTTGGGGCATATTGACACAATAAAAAATATTTTTATCACACACAGAGAGGAAGACATACATTTTTTTCGAAATTTTGAAGGGCTGGGTTTCAATAAAAATTTGATTGAAAGGTTAAATGGCAAAATCAAGGGGATTTGGGTGTTCTATCATAAAAATAAAGAAACAGTTTTGTTAAAGACAACTACAAAAATCGTGCTCGACCAAGGTATAGAATGGCGGAACACAAGCGATTTGAAAGACGTGCAATTAATTTTGCCTATATGCGATTTTGAGAGGATTTGAATGCCAGAACTTGATTATAATAAAGGATATAAGAAGGGTATCGCTGATGCAATTAAGGCATTAGAACGACTGAATATTGACCCTAAAATAAAAACAAATATCCGCCATAAAATTAAAAAAATGATGGATTCAATAAATGCTTCCGAGCCAAAGAAACAATTGCACGAACTTAACATTGACGTTGAGGCTGATATTGATGGATAGATACCCACAAAGAATTGACCCAAGAACTGCGGAAGTAAATACCTGCCTTTTTTGCAGAGCCTCTCGTTTAACTGGGGAAGGGGGGAAAGCATGGCACGCAACTTTTCGGATTCAAATAGGCTACTACGGCACACGCAGTTTTACCATCTGTCCAAAATGCAGGGAGGAACATAAAATCAACGATATTTTTACGAAAGTGGTGGATACGATGGTGAAAAAATGGGAGAAATACGACAAAGACCTCCAAATATAAAAAATTTCCACTAATTCTTCCGTCTTACTCTATTTTTAAAGAACCAAAATGTTTTTATATAAGAAAGGACATAGATATTAACAGAAAAACATTAATTTGTCAGGAAGGTAAATACTATGGATTCGGTAAAAAAAACCCAGAATAAGTTTTTAAGCGAAGCAAAAAAAGAAACAAGGGGCATAATAAAGGCAACAAAGCAAATAATTGCTGTCCCTAAATTGAAAAAAATAAAACATTTAATTTATTTTGAAAATTATCCTCCTCTTAAATTTGAACCCGTAAAATATACAAAAGGACTTGTTGTCAAAAGGGTGAAAAACAAATGACAAAAGGCTGGAAACTGGAAAGTGCAAGGCATTCGTTAGCCCGTAAGGGAATTGAAACAGGAAGAAAAATTAAAGCAAGATGGGCAAAATTCAAAGAAAAAAGGGAATTTGAAAAATCACCGATTGGAAAATTAACAAAACTTATTGAAAAAATGGACAAACTTGGCTATACTGATGAAGAAATGGATGCTTATATAAGAAGTATTAAACTTGCAGATGAAATGAAAAGATATGATTTGGTAGAAAGCCCAGAAGAATTTTTGAAAGGCTGGAGAGAATCAGGAGAAAGTGAAAAAGAATTTAAAAAAATGGAAAAACAAAAGGAAAAATTTGATTTAGCAAAAGAAAGATTCGCAAAAGAAAAAGGGCGAAAGCCAACAACAGAGGAAGAAGATAAAATTTTAACAAAAATAATTGAAGAGTGATATAAATGGCGAAAGGATGGATAAAGGAATCAGCAAGGCACGCTTTGGCGAGCAAGGGGATTGAGACTGCTGCCCCCAAACAAGTTTATAGGCAAGTTAATGCTGGAATAGAAGGAACTCACTTTAAAATAAACGACAAAATCACAGCAATTGCAAGATACGAAAAAACAAGAAACGGGTTCAGACATATTGCTGACTTGTATATAAATGGCGTTTTAAAGGAAAGTGCAAAAGTTACTTACATAAATAGGACTTGGGAATCTTATAACTTTCAAACCGTTTTACAAAAATTAATTCGTGAATCTGGTGTGTTATCAAGTGATGAAAAAAAGTTAGGTCTTGCTTATGCGGACAAAGACCATTCCGACAATAAAACCTTCAACACAATTGCCATGGCTGCAAAAATGGGCGACATTTTTGGTCAAACCCTAAAAGAAAAAAATGATTGGAAAGCAAGAATGCTGAAAGCTGGTCTTGGAGGGTCAGGGCTTGAAATGCCTGAAGATTGGGAATCACTTGACGAGGAAACAAAAAAGGCAAGGCTTGATGCTGCCATTGGAGTTTTGGGCAAGAAAAAAGAGGGGGATTGAAATGGTAACAAAAATGGAAGCATATTCAAATAAACTTTTCAAAAAAATGACTACCGACACAAAAAAAGCAATCACTGATTCATTTAAAAGAGGAATAAAGGCAGGAAAACTTGAATATAAATTAAAACTCGGAAAAAAAATATTAAAAACTGGAAAGCCAATTTGGGTATTGCCAAAATAAAAAGGTGAAAAAAATGGTAAAAAAATATTTTCTTCCGAAAAATAAAAATGCTTTTGTGCCAAGGAAAAAGGGACGCAGGATTTCAAACTTTTTTAATGACCCACGAGTTAAATTAATAGGATGGACAGCTACTGGAGCTGGTGGTGTTGCCACCTCATTTGCTCTTGGTCTGCCACAACCAACATTAGCCAAGACAATTGGAACAGCATGGGCTGGAGGAATTTTTGGAAGCACAATAGGATTGGGATTAGGAATGGCTTCTTCAGCATATTCTAAATTAAAGAAAAAGAGGAAAAAAAGATGAAGATAAATTTTATACCAAAAAATAAAAAGTGGTTTACTCACAAACCAAGTGCTCTTCCAATATATGGGTATGGTGCAGCAATGGCTGGTGTTGGCATTGCAAGTGGCATAGTTACTGGACAACCATTGACAGGCATGGCTGGCACAGGAATGGCTTTAAGTGCAACTGGTGGTTTAGTGGGGGCTACAATAGCCATTAGAAACCTGATGCGGTTTCAAGAGAAAAAACGGCAAAAAGGTAAGAAAAAATGACAACAGTTGATATTGGAGATTTCGGCAGTTCAGTTGGAAAAATGGCTGGGCTTGGGCTTGGAATTGGATTGGGAGTTGCAGCCTTTAAACACATGGTGTGGTTTGGCAAGCCGAAAAAACCGAAGAAAAAGAGAATTAAGAAAAAAAAGAAAAAGTGATTTTATATGGGCGACTGGGAACAAAGAGAATTATACAGAATGTTCATAATGAATGATGAGCCACTTTACAGGCAGCAAGAATACATGAACCAGAATCTTGCGAGAAAAAAATATAAGGGAATTTATAATCCAGCTCTTGCCCCAAAATTGTTTGGCTACCTAATTGACAGGGCGATAAAGGAATATAACAGGCAGCTACCCGACAGCAAAATTAGCCTTACAAAAGAAGACAAAACTGCTGTTGCTGCTGAAATGGTTGAAGATTTTGAGGAACGATTCAAAAATAATGAATTTGAGCCATACAAGCAAAAATATTTACTGAAGAAAAAAGGCAAATCTGGTTGGGTGCAGGAAAACGCAAGGCATAGTCTTGCCCGCAAAGGAATTAAAACGGGGCGAAAAAAGAAATGACTAAAATTTCATTTATTCCAAACAAGAATTTCTTTCTTCCAAAGACAAAACGAAAGATTAATGGATTCGGCAAGGTTTCAAAGTTTTTTAAAAACCCACAAATCAAATTAACAGGATGGACAATTGCTGGAGCTGGCAGTGTTGCCACTTCATTTGCTCTTGGTATGCCACAGCCAACATTAGCCGAGACAATTGGAACAGCATGGGCTGGAGGGATTTTTGGGGGCATGGCAGGGCTGGGAACAGGAATGGCTTCTTCATTATATTCTACATTAAAGAAAAAAAAGAGAAGATGAATTGAAATGACAAAAGGCAGGAAAAAAAGAAAAATTGCTTTAAAAAATATGTCTTGGGGGCAATTAAAAAAAATAAAGCCAAAAATGAAATCATTTGCCGATTCTGATAAAGATGGGTTTCCAAATTTTATGGATTGCAGACCTCTAAACAATAAGAAGCACTATGTTTCAGAAAGAGACCCGTTTTATTGGGCTTATAAGGAAGTTTTTGCAAATTTGCGGTGGGGAAAATAATGAAAGGATGGAGACAAGAATCTGCCCGCCATGCCCTTGCCCGCAAAGGAATTAAAACAGGCACAAAAGTGGAAATGGAGCACGCTAAAACAATCAAAAAAATCAAAGAAAAAAATCTTTCAATAAAAGAGGCTGCGACTGAAATTGCTAAAGACCATTTGCGAGAAGATAATGCGTATTACCAAAAATTAAAAATAGTCGAAAGCAAAGGAAAAAAAGATAAAACAATTGAAGATACACTGATGGTCTCGGAACTTTTATCACAATACGAAGGAGAACCCATCGGGGATTTAACATTAAGTGAATTAAAAACCATACATCCGCCACTTTATAATCAAATAAAGCACTGGGAAGAATTAGGAGAGGGGCTTTTGAAGGCTAAAAAGGGCAAAAGGGTCAGGGTAAAAGGCAAGAAAACACCAAAAACAGTAAAAGCAATTCAAAGTAGAATTAATAAATTACTCTTTCGCCCAACGAAAGCGCAAACAGATTTGGAATTATTGGAAATTACAGTAAGAATAGATAAAATGAAATATTTCAATTTTTTAAAGGGTTATACTCGTTGGGGTGTTGAAGGAAGATGGAAAAAATTAGATGAAAAGAATGAATTATTGGAAATTCAATTTCGTGATACTCCTGAAGAAAAGGTTGGTAACGAATTAATGGCTTTATTGAATGAATACAATCGAAAAATGGTCAAAGAAAAAACTCTCTATGCACGCACCATTCCAATTGAAGAAAGCACCCTAAAAATCTAATTTTTCATTTATAGGTATATTTATATATATTCCGTCTAATATATTATATATTAGTCATTTAGAAAGGTAGATGGAAAGAATGAATAAAAATAAATCTAAATGTGCTTGTGGTTGCAGACAATTTGCCAAAAAAGGAAATAGATTTATTTTAGGACATACTTGGAAAGGCAAACATTGGACACTTTCTAAAAAAACAAAAAAGAAAATGAGTTTAGCCCGTAAAGGAAAATATAAGGGTAAAAATCATCCGATGTGGGGTAAGCATCGTTCAAAAGAAACAAAAGAAAAATTAAGTAAGGCTAATTCTGGCAAAAATAATCCAAATTGGGGAAAAAAGGGAGTTTGGGCAGGCAAAAAAAGACCTGCTTTTTCAGGTAAAAATAATCCAAATTTTGGGAAAAAAGGATATTGGGCTGGAAAAAAAAGACCAGAATGGAGCAAAAAAATGAAAGGCAAAAACCACCCAATGTGGGGTAAACACCATTCCAAAAAAACCCGAAAAAAACAAAGTTTGGCACTTTCTGGCAAAAATAATCCTATGTATGGAAAAACCCATTCTAAAAAAATAAGAAAAAAATTAAGTAAATCATCCAAAAAAAAATGTGGTGGTAAAAATAATGGAATGTGGGGAAAACATCATACAAAGAAAGCAAAAAAACAACAATCAATAAAAAGGATAAAATGGATTAAAAAACATCCTGAATGGCGAGAACAAGCGAGACAGCATTGCATAAAAATGCTTAAAAAAGGATATAGACCAAGCAAATTTGAAAAAAGAATTATGGATATAATTAAGCAAAATAGTTTACCTTACAGATATATTGGAGACTTTCAATTAATTATTGGTGGTAAATGTCCAGATTTCATCAATACTAATGGACAGAAAATCCTTATTGAGACTTATGATAATTATTGGAAGAAACAAGATTATATTTCAAAGCGAAGAAGACATTTTGCGAAATTTGGATTTAAGACAAAATTTATTCACTATAAAGATAGTGATGAGAAAATAATAGCGATTTTAACCTAATTTTAGCCATTTTTGAGCCAAAAGAAACATTTAAATACTTCTCCGTCTATATATCCATATCAACCGTCTAAAAAAATGGATAGAAAGGAAGAGAGAAAAAAATTAGGAGGTAATCGAATGGAAGATAAAAATAAAATTGAAATAATTACTGGAATTTTTAGAAATCCGAGAAAAGTTAAGGAAGTTGGAGTTGTTATATCCTTAAAAAACAAGAAAGCAATCGTAATGAACCGAAAAGCGATGTGGAGTTTGTTAAGAGTTCACTTTCATCGTGCCATAGACAAGGAAGTGAAAGACCAGAAAAGACTGGGTATTTCCTTGGAAGACTTTTTTTTAGAGGCATTCAAAATATTTAAAGGCAAAAGAAAGCCAATGCAGTTCTTCCTGAAAGGCAATAAATGTATGGCTTGCGCCACAATGAAACACCCCACCACTACTTCAGAAGAAGTTTATAAAATCTTCAACAAAGCATTAAAAAAACAAAAATTAAAATTGGAAGAAAAAGAGGGAATAACTGGCAAAATTTTAATCTTGCAAAAAACAAAAATTGCCTCTTTTGGTCTGAATATAAATACAGGCGACATATACACAGGCAGGGCAATAAGAATTTCAACTTATGTAGAAATATTGCAGTGTCTCAACCCTTTGTCTTTCGCTGGGCTTTCCATGAGGCAATCGACTTCGCAAATTCAACCGATAAAAGCAAGAATTTTACGGTTCGAAAGCCTGACGAGAATACCAGATAGAATCGGAGAAGCAATTGCAGTGATGAAACCAGAATTAATTAAAATTGAAACGAGACTTGACGAAACAAAAAAGATAGCAATAAATCCGAATCAAGCCATGACATTAATAACTGCATTTGGCTGCTCATACGGTCTGGGCGCAAAACCATTAAAAAAAGCCTATGACAGATTTATTGAAAGTGAGCAAAAATCACTATTTGGGTTAGCAATGGCGTGCAGCTATATTGTGGAGCATAAGCCAGAAATTTTTAGGAAGAATGCAAATATTGCGAAAACAAATCTTGCAACGATTGCTGGAGCAATTTTGCTCATTAATAAATTGCCCCAAACAGTTGAATCATGCAAGAAATTTGTTAAGCATGAGCCCGTTGCACAAGTAATAGAGGCACGCATTTTGGGGAAGCTGCCGATTGGAAGAGTGAGAAAAAATGAGTAGATACCCAGACAAAAAGTGGATTAAAGAAAATTTGCTGTCCTTGGCAGTAGAGCATAAAAGAAATTGTAAGAGTAGCAATTGCAACATCAGTTTGATGGCTGTAAGAATTGCTCTTGAAAAATTAGGGATACGGCTGACAAAGGCAGAAAAAGAAATTACAATGTAATTTAGGTCAGGTGAAGAAACATGAAATGCAAAAATTGTGGTGCTATTTTACTGCGAAGAACAACCAGATTCTCTGGGAAAGTTCACCAAGTCTGGGTTCATAGGGCAGAATGGAATATTGCCTGCACTAATCCAGAGCCAGAACAGGCAGGTGAGGGAAAATGAGTTATGATGACCCCCAAGCTGATGCTGCTTGGGAAGATGGTTACGAATCAGGCAAAGCACAGGGTAAAAAAGAAATGCTTGAATGGCTGGAAGAGTATTGCAAAGAAAATAGGAAAAAATTAATCATTAAATCTCATTTTGGGTATGCCTTTGATATTAACAAGTTAATTTCAGCAGCAAAAATTCAGGCAGGTGAAAAGTGAATGACTGAACTAACCAAGCAGGATAAAGAAGTGCTGGGCAAATGGGCAGAAAGGAATGATTTTACAAATTGGTTTAATGTAGTTGAAAGAAATTCGTATGATAAAATAGAAATAGACTACAAAACTATGCAAGATATTGCAATTTTGTCCCGCCAAGCGACAGAAGAAAGATGCCTGAAAGAAATTGAAAAAAGAGAAGCTAAAGCTATTGCAAAAACGGCAGTAAAGATTTGGTGTTCCGTTATGGACACCATAAATGAGATTGAAGAAAGCTTTGAAGGAACAGCAGTAGAATTTTGCGAAAAACATGGAAATGCAGCATATACTGGATTCATAGAGTGCTTGAAAGAACTAAAAAATCGTTTGCAGGAAAGTGAAAAGTGAAATGGATATTAGAAACTTTTTGTATGAAACATTTGTTACCTATTGCTTGTGTTTGAAAGCACAACAAAAAGAAGAATTAAAAAAACGGTGTAGGCTGGTGAAAAGTGAATGAAGCAAATTAAGTTTTCGCATGAATATTGGAAATTAGGTGAACAACATCACAGGGACATACTTACTCTGTTACAAGTGTTTGTTGTTGATAAAAGTGATTTATCTCCTGAATTTATTGAATATGACACCCATAAAGTTGCGGGTGGTTTCTATCCTTTGTCAAACGGAAAATTGCTTGTTTTGTTTTTTGGTGGAAGTGAAAATGTTTTTACAACAGTCAGGCGATGGACTATAGAAAAAGAGAAATATTACAAACAAAGCATGGGAGAATCGTTTGAAATAATAATTGAAACAGCAAAAAGTCAGGCTGGTGATTGAATGAAAATAAATGTTTGGGTCTTTTTTAAAGAGGGCTTTATCTCTATTGCAGAGGATGAATTTCAAAAAAATAATATGGAAAAAGCACTTAATATCCGAGCAAAGAAAGCAACATTGGAAGTGGAAGAAAATGAGTGAAGAAAATATTATTGTAAAAGTAAAAGACGTAATTCAAAAAGCGAAGAAACTGGATTGGATTATTGTTTTCCAAGGACAGCCTTATATGCACATCGCTGATGTCGAAAAAACAATTATTGCATTACTTGATGAAAAACAAATGGAACGAATGAACAAATGGGTTGAAGAAAAAGAGATGGGTGAGTGAGGTAAAAATGAGTGAGAATTTTAAGGAATTTTTAAAAAGAACATCTTTACCCGCCGAAAAGCATGGCAAATTTAGAAGTGTAAATGTTGGAAGCGCAATTCTTATTAAGGATTTGGGCGAATGGGCTTGGCAAGAATGCTATAAATATTGTGCTAAAGAAGCATCGCCCAAAATGAAATTGGATTTTCTTAAAGAAGTTCACCCAGTATTATTAGAAATTGCTATTGCTTGTTTAGGGAAAAGAAAAATTAAATTGCTGTTGCATTATTGATTGTAAAGGGGGTAGTCAAAAATGAATGAAACATTTAAAGAATTTTTGAAAGATTGTTTGGAAAATACTTATTCTGGTGATGTAGAAGTTGTTGAAGGCGTTTTTGAAGAATTGGGCGAATGGGCATTGAATAAAGTCATTCCTTGGTTAAATGTTCTTTATGCAGCAAGCCCTAAACAGCACCGATTTAATTTTGATGCAATTGAAGAATACTTAAAAGATGCTGCTTACCAAAGTGATGAAATTGGGTTAGCCGAATATCTAAAAGAGTTTTGGGATATTGCCCTCGCAACAATCGGAAAAGAAGAGGTTAAAAAAATACTTAAAGAAGCGCAAACAAAAAAAATAATCGGGTGAAAGGTGAGTGAATAATGATTGAAAAACCAGTTTTTTTAAGCATAAGTGGTTCTCACTTATATGGCATTCCAAAACCAGAAGACATTGATATAAGGGGCGCACATATTATTAATGAAGAAAATTTTTGGAAAAACTTTGGCAAACAACATCCTTCTTGGTGCATCGAAAAAATTTACAATGGCATTGATATTGTGAGCCACGAAATACAGAGTTATGTAAAAGAAATGTTAAAGCCAAACGTTAATTTCATAGAGCAAGTCTTGTCCCCAATTACAATAGTTCGTTCCGAATATTACCCAGAATTACAGGACTTGGCAAGAGACTGTGTCAGCAAGGCAATGTATGCACATTGGAAAGGCTTTGCTATGCACACCGCATATCATGCTGTAACGGAAGATTATAAGAAGCCGAAGAGGAATCTTTATCTTTTAAGGATATATTACCAAGGCATTAGTGTAGCCAGAACAGAAATGCTGCGAAGTGATTTCGATTCTTTTAGAAAATTGGATTGCTTCAATGATTCGCTTGTTCAAGGATTGTTTGATTGCAAAAAGAATGGGGTTGATTTTTTTGATAAACACCAATTTCTCACCCATTGCAGTGAACTTGAAAAGATATTGCAAGACGACATCACTAAAAGCAATTTAAGGGAAGCCCCCTCACCACAAACAAAAGAATCGGCAATGGAGTTTGTTAAAAATATTTATAAAAAAGAGTTCGGGTGGTCAAAATGACTGATGATATTATAGTTGGAATTGATAAAAATAGTATGTTATTTTGGTTTCCCAAAATTAAACATTTGGATATTTTACAGCCAAAAACAGAGTATGCTGAAGTAAATCCTGCCGAAGCATTTGATTTTATTGATGGCGGTTTGCTTTCAAATTTAAACGAGTTATATGGGAAAGCCAAAATTATTGGTTATCCTTTATTTCTGCGTTCCGACCAGCTTTCTGGAAAACATGGTTGGAAAAATACTTGTTTCGTTGAAAAACAAGAGGATTTGATAAAGCATCTCCGCAATATCGCCGAAGCAACTTATTGCTGCGATATAATAGGGAAACCAGTAAGAGCATTCTTTTTTAGAGAATATATCCCGATGAAAAATTTATTTACGGCTTTTTTTGGGGAGATGCCAGTCAATCCAGAAATAAGATTTTTTATTGAAGATGGAGAAATAAAATGTAAGCATTGGTATTGGTGTGAAAAATCCATAGTTAATCCTTCTGTGCCAAACTGGAAAGAAATATTGAAAAAAGAAAGAGAGGGCATAACTGGAAATGAATTATGGGGGCTTCAAAAGAATGCTCGAAAAGTTGCTGTTTGTTTTAAAGACGAAGGGTTTTGGTCTGTTGATTTTTGCAAGACAATGAATGGGGAATGGGCATTAATTGATATGGCATTGGGGTCAGATTCATGGCATCCTGACGACTGTATGTTCAATAGAATAAAGAAAGCAACTGAAGTGAAAAAAGAATGAGCAAGGCTGAACAGTTGCGTTTCATGCAAAACAAAATAAATATGCTAACAGCAGAACTTACAAGAAAAGATAGGTTGTTAGCAGAATACAAAAAGCGAGATAAGCCAATAGTGCAAGATTTTTTTAAAAAAGAGGCTGAAAAATAATGGGTAAACAAAATTTTTTAGTATTGGGGATAATCAAGGCAAAATCACAAGAGGAAGCTAAAGAAATAATGCGTCTACATTTTCCGAGTTTTGCCATCGTGGGTTTGAGAAATTTCAATAATATAAAGGGGATATAAAAATGAGTATTGAGATGGACTATAAAAGAGCCAAACACAAAAAGTTGATGCGGAAGGCGGAGTAGCGGAAGGCTACTCTATCGGCAGGCATTTAAAGAGGAAGAAGGGAAGATATATAGGGGGAAAGGCAGATAGAGGGGAAGAAAGAATGAATGACACTGACTTAATTAAAAAATATTCAATAAACAAATTCAAATTGATGAAATATAAGACTTGGCTTTATATTGACAGGTTTTCTAAAGATTTTTTAAGCAAACAAAAGACCATAGGAAAATATTTATTCTTTAGCCCAGATAAAGAAGAACTGATAAGGTTAGCGCAAAAAATAATGGAAAAATATGATTTAATTGCAGCAAAAACCCCAGATGATGACCATAAGATTGGCAATGAATGGGTTTTATGTATTTATGATATTTCACCAAGATATAATTTAAATGAATTTGAAACAGCAACAATACATTACCGAGGTTGGAAATCAGATGCCAATACTGTAAAGGGGATATATTCTGAAAAATTCGAGGAATTGATAAAAAAAGAAACGAGTTTGGATGATTGTAATTGCGGATTAAAACCAAGACACGAAAAATTAGAGCATGATTGGTGTTGCCAAATTTGTGGGGGCAGCCATACTGAAAGAATTTGTTCGCAGAGGGGGGATTAAAATGGGGCTATATTATTTCGACATTGAAACGACAGGTTTTGAACCTAAAACAGATGAATTGATAACAATTCAAACCCAAGAGATTCATCCGAATGGCGAACCGAAAGGTGAATTGGTTATTTACAAAAGATGGGGCGACCAAGCATTCACAGAAAAAGAATTGATTGACAAAGCCTTTACTTTGCTGATGAACAAAAATAACTTATGGAATATCCCTGTCGGCTACAATCTTCGTTTTGAAATCAAATTTTTAGGCACAAAATTTGAAAAACAATTTCCTGCTATTTTCAATTGGGGAGACCTCTTTTATCGCCCAATGCTGGATTTGCATCCCCTCGGAATCCTTTCTAATAAAGGAGAATTTAAGGGCAGTGGACTTGATAAAGTGTCGGGCAAACCACACGATGGAAGTATAATTCCTGAATGGTTCAAAGAAAAGAAATTTGATAAAATTGACGAATATGTTGCAAAGGAGGCTGCTGGGTTTTTAGAATTTTACAGAAAATGCTTCGGGTTGATGGCTGGGTTAAAAGGCGATAAACAATGAAAAAGGGTAGTTACCATACAAAAGAAACACGAATAAAAATAAGTAAAGCAATGTCTGGTAAAAATAATTATTGGTGGAATAAACATCTTTCAAAAGAACATAAGCAAAAGTTAAGTGAAAATCATGCAGATTTTTCTGGCAAAAACCACCCAATGTATGGAAAACATCCATCTAAAAAAACAAGAGACAAAATGAGTAAAAATAATGCTACTAAACGACCTGAAATAAGGAGAAAAATGAGTAAAAACATTAAAAAATTTTATAAAACAAAAAAAGGCAAAAAAATGAAAAAAAAATTAAGTAAGTTAGCTTCTGAAAAGATAGGAAAGAAAAATAGTATGTATGGGAAAGAAAACAAATGGGGGCATCATTCTAAAAAATTTAAAATTATGATGAGTAAATTAATGTCTGGGAGAATCCTTTCAGATGAAACGAAAAAGAAATTGAGTAATGCCAGAAAAGGAAAATATACAGGTAAAAATAGCCCAAATTGGTTAAATGGAATTTCCTTTGAACCATATGGTCTTGAATTTAATTATAATTTTAAAAATCAAATCAGGGAACGGGATAATTTTATTTGCCAAGAATGCAAACAACCTCAAAAGAAATTGGGGTATGCTTTAATTTGCCACCATATTGATTATAACAAAAAAAATAATAATTTCGATAATCTAATTTCTCTTTGCAGAAATTGCCATGCACAAACAAATTTTGGAAGAGAAGACTGGACAAAATATTTTCAAAAGATGATTAAATGACACCTACTGAAGAACGCATTCATTGGTATAATCAAACGTTCATTTTATTCGAACTTCTAAAATGCCTTAAATATAGGGAACTCGCAATTATCCCGCCCAACAAAAAAACTGGAGACAAAACGGACACAAGAATCCCAACCCGTTTTAATAGTGTCTGGAGATTAGATTTCCTAAAAAAATTATTTGATAGATATAATGTTTGGAATGAGACATACAATCTCTATATGGGGCTGGCGCAATATTCTTATATGCCCTATTTCAGTCTTTCTTGGCAGCAACGCAAAATTGATAGAGAAAACTGGGCAAAAACTTCTTCAAATTTTCTTAATAAATATGATTGGGGATTAGACATTGACATGAAAGATTATGGCAAAAAGACCCTTCATAGAGAAACAACAAAAATAAAAGAAATTTTTGACAATTATCACTTACCATACATCTTTGTAAGCACTGCACATGGTTTTCAATTTAGAATCCCCTATGATTATTTCAAGCCTCTCCAACCAAAAGACCTATATTACGATGAAAGCAGTGCAAATATCCTTTGGAAAATAATGGTTGCTCTCAAAGAATCAGAACGACTAAAGTGCCCCGATTTAAATTGTCTGCCCGACAGTGCTCGCATTTTTGCCCTTCCTTATTCTCTCAAAATATTGGATGGAACAAATGTGGTCGTAACGCCATTAACAGATGACCAATTTATCAATTTTAAAATTGAAGAAATGACCCCAACAAATATCCTAAAAACGGTGAAAATAATGAATCGAGGGCTGTTGCAACGAGAAGGAACGGCAGAAAACGTAAAAAAATTCATTAAAGACTATACAGGATAACAACCAAAAAAATTATATAGAATAAAAGACAATATTTATATGAGTGATATAAATGGCTGGAATCCCATGGCACAAAAAATATTCGAGAAGTCCAGAGGATTTACTTAAAACCGTTTCTAAAGACTTTAAGAATTTTGCCGAATTTAAGCAACGATTTGAAAGTGTTTTTGGCAAAGATGCAGCACCTTTTGAACGGGATGGAGTTTCAGGAACTTGCACCCCCAGCAACGTTTTTAAAGGGGCGAATGGAATGGGAGAAGAAGACTTGCGGGCACTTTATGAGGAAACATTCGTTTTAGGGATTGTCGGTGAAAATTTAGAAACCAACGTAAAACCGTATGCAGAAAAGGCACTGAAAAAACAGGAAAGCATCGTTAGGTTTTATGAGAAAACTTATGAAAATTTACTCGCACAAAAAAAATATTCGGAAGCACAACCTTGGGGGCAAAAAGCAAGGGAATTGAGAGAACAATTTAAGAGCACAAAAAAAATTGCGGGAGAACTAATCGGAAGAGAAGGAGCAAAGGCAAGACAAACAAACATTCAAAGATACATAACTAATATTGAGAATTTTAGGCAACAGTTAGATAAATTTGAGGTTAAACCCCCAGCACCACCGATTAAGCCAATCAAAATACCGAAAAGACCAAGAGTTAGAATCACACCATTTCCTTGGCGGACAGAACCAGTCAAGTTGTCGTGGATTTTTAACAATCGAAAAGTTAAAAGTAATGTGCAATTGCGGGAGAATTTCTTTTTTGTATTTGGATTGAACTTGAGTAGGGGTGCAATTGCGTCTCATAAATATAAAATGAGAAAATTGACAAAACGAAAATTTGATAAAATTTATAAAAAGGCATTAAAACAAGAATAATCTTACACTATTCCGTCTTTTACTTTTCAGGGGAATAAGTTTTTAAGAACAATGCCCCAAGTATTATGTATCAACAATCTTTTTGTTGATATGAGAAAGGGAGGAAGATAGAAATGAAAATAAAAAATGAAACACAATGGGACACAAAAGATTTGAAAAAGTTGTTTACTGAAGTATGCAAACAAATGGGCGAAACAACAAAGCGAACAATCGAAGTCAAAATAAGCAAAAAAAGATTTGGTCTTTCACATTATCATGGGCTGGGGAGCTGTTCAAGAAATTGGGTTGAATTGCGAATACCTGATACTCATTGTATTGTTGGTTCAGATGGGAGAGACCAGATACTTGAATTAGAACATCCTGATTCTATAAAGATTGCTCAAATATTAATTCACGAAATTGGGCATAACCAAGGTTTAGTTCATAAAGAAATGGCAAATTGTTGGGATATTGATTGTGATTGGGCTAATCAATTTATAATAAATAAGAAATTTGAAAAGCCAAAAATTGAAATTAATTTGAAACAACAAAGATATAAGTTAGTGATAAAGCGATTAACTGAAAAAGAAACAAAAATGAAAAGACTTATAAAACAAATCAAAAAGTTACAAGCAAAAAAGAAATATTACGAGAAAAAGAATGGGGATGTTGGCAATGCCTTATCTGCGTAAATGTAATAAATGCAGAAAAAAAGCAATGTGCATTTCAGTTAGTTTTGGAAAATATCAACGCTGGATTTGTAGAACTTGCGAGGTTAAATTCATACATTGGTTAGGGTTGAGAAAATGAAAATAAAATGTGCTTGCGGTTGCGGTCAATTATTTGAAGAAAAAGATAATCGAGGAAGACCAAGAAAATTTATCTTTGGGCATCAAAGACGAGGGATACATCACACTCAAAAAACACGAATAAAAATGAGTAAAGCACAAATAGGCAAAAACAATCACAATTGGAAAAAACATCCTTTAAAAAGAACTCGAAAAAAAATGAGTTTAATTCGAAAAAGGAAATTTAAAGAACAAGGTTTTTTAAATTCAAAAGAAACAAGGAAAAAAATAAGCAAATCTCTTTTAGGCAAAAACAATTATTTATGGGGAAAACATCGTTCTAAAAAAACTAAACAGAAAATAAGCAAATCACTTTCTGGTAAAAACAATCCAATGTTTGGGATTTGTAGATATGGTAAAAACAATCCTTTTTGGGGAAAACACCACACTAAAAACACAAAAAAACAACAATCAATAAAAAAAATAAAATGGTTTAAGGAACATCCTGAAAGACAAAAACAATTAAGGCAGCATTGTATTAAAATGCTTAAAAAAGGATTTAGACCCAGCAAATTCGAGAAGCGAATCATGCGATTAATCAAACAAAACCATCTTCCTTGGAAATACATTGGCGATGGCAGAGAAGGCAGTTTTTTTGGAAAAGTCCCAGATTTTATAAATACAAACGGGCAGAAAGCGTTTGCAGAAGCCTATGAAGATATTTATTG